ACTTCATGTAATTATACAAAGAATGCATCCTAACCCATGGATTTCTTACAAATGTAAACTTGTAAAAGTTTTTATACATACCAGGATGCATATATTGCTTGTATACAGAATTAGACCAGTGTTTAGCTGGCATATGATATTTACCTGATTTCTTACACGTAAAATCTATGGCGTTACAACCCTTGTCCCGGGATGTGTACATTGTATACGTATCTTTAAGGTCCAAAGTGTAAGATGAGCGGTTACCCATCAAGGTATGCTCTATAAAAGTACCTGCTGACTTAGGTACATGTACAAATAAACACTTATTTCCCGGATCTATCATGTTCGTACTTATCGTCCCAATTTACATTTCCGTTCTCATCAATGTATGGCGGGTTTGGTATCTCAAATGAATCCTCAGTAGTAAACATATAGATTATAAGAGCGGAGACGACTACAAAACCTATACCCAGGATCATATACAGTTTATTCTTATCCTTTTTAGGAGGTTCAATTTTTTCTGGATATTCAGGGCATGGTGGACACGGATTAGGCCATGGGCATGGATCCTGAAACGGACAATCCTCATTAGGCTTTTCAGGCTCTGGTTCAGGCTTACAATTAGGGTAATCTGGACAAGGCGCTTCAGGGCACGGATTAGGTAAGGGGCATTTGGGATCTGGTTCAGGCTCTGGTTCAGGCTCTGGTTCAGGTTGTGGTGGAGTAAAAGGATCTTCTTCAGGATCTTCTTCAGGCTCTGGTTCAGGCTGTGGTGGAGTAAAAGGATCTTCTTCCTCAACAGGATCATTTAGTATAAGACCTTTAACGTCTATGGTACCATATCCCCAAGAATTATCCTTACCCGACTCACCCTTATCCTTAGTATACTTTAACAGGTGATTCCGTATGTCTTCAACCGTCTTACAGTCGTTCATACCAGTAGCTTCTTCTTGTTTCTTATGTTTAGACAACATTAGTGCTATAACACCAGCTATGAACGGACAAGCCATAGATGTGCCACTCAATGAAGCATAAGTACCATTTAGATAAGTACTGTAAATATCAACTCCCGGGGCTGCCCATTCAACAGTGTCTCCTCTAGATGAAAAATAAGCAATTTCTCCAAACTTGTCGTAAGCTGCGACAGCAATAGTCTCGTCATAAGCAGCAGGCCAGTTAACACCACCTTCTCCTGTGTTACCAGCAGCACATATGACGGGTATGTTCATAGCGTATAGTTTTTTAATCCTAGACTCCATTTCAGTACTAGGCATTGAACCACCTAAACTCATAGATACTAAATCAGGCTGAACTTCAATCGCGTAGTCTAATGCTGCTGCCAAACCTGCATAAGAACCACTACCACTACGTGATAACGCCTTAACAGATAAACAGTTAGACTCAGGAGCTACACCAACCATACCGTGTGCATTGTCCTGTGCACATATTATCCCAGTACAGTGAGTCTGATGACCATTATCATCGAACATAGATTCACCATCAATAAAGTTTCTACCGGGTTTAGTGTTATCATTTAAATCGGGATGATTCGGGTGTCCAGTATCTATAACCATAACAGTTATACCTTCACCCCTGGTTACTTTCCAAGTATCGGGTACGTTAAGTTGCTTCAACCCCCAGTCAATTTTCTGACTGAGGGAAGAAACAGTTTCGTTAACCTCGTATTTTGGTAAACTAAGTTCTGGTTCTTTTTTCATTATTATCAAAGATAAGTACCATCAGCACCAGGCTCGGCAAAGATAAATATTGGTCCACTTAGACTAGAATTGGCATCATATGCAAACAACCCTTTTTTCGTTTCTGTTGTACCGTTATGAGTAAATGTTTCCTCACGAACCTTTAGCATGTAAGTACTATTACTTGTATACGAAGACGAACCAGGAGTATCGCTAAATATCAAGGCGTAAATCTCTTCAGTTAGATTAGCTCCGGATGACCCTGTAAATGTAACGTTTCCGTTCTGTTCAGGAATGTAACCATTATTATTACCTTGCACTGTAATACTGTCGTCACCATCCTCTGGGAACCCGGGAACTGGAGAGTAGATCTGACGCATCGCGGTAAGCATCATAGCCTCCACTTCGGCAAAATTATAAGTGGATGAATTAGCAGGTGGTGTGAACACAGTATCGTTACCATGATAAAACTCTGCGTCAGAATCTAAACACATATCTGTCCTAAGAACATCGTTTAAATCCTTAGCTCCACTACCATGTGGGTCACCTTGGTAAAGCTTTTCCCATACCTCTTTTACATTTACTAAGTTTCCAGAATAGTCTTCCCAGGTTTGGTCGTTAGTAACGTTACCCATGTCCGGTCTAGGTGCTTCAGCAGTCATGTCTAAGGACTTATAAGCCTTAGCTTCAGTACCAGTACCACCGGCTGTATAACCAAAGGTACATGTTTTAGTAGCTCTGTAGTTACCTGCCGTTACATTTGTTTTAACAACTACGCGTTTCTTCAACCTGTAATTAGTTAAATTTTCTGCCAAAGCAGCATCTGGAAAGTTACTAGACCAAGTAAGTCCACCAGCACCCATGTTCTTCCACCATCTTCCAGAATCTCCGTTAGGAGCTTCAGTTAATTCTTTAACAGCGTACTGAGTTGTACCATTTCCATTACTTGTTACTCTCTTATGTATAATTTTTGTATGTGCCATAATTTATTTTTTAAATAGTTTAGTGTGTATGATATATTAACCAGGATTTACTGAACCAGTTCCATCTTCAGCAGTTCCATCGAATGTATTGTTGACTGTACTACCATCTTCATAGGTAACTTTTCTACCAGTTCTACGAGATGTATTGAATATATAGGAACCTTTTAGGTGCCAGTTTTGTGATGTATTAGTAGTACTGTATCGCCCGAATTTCCAGTCTTGTTCAGCTGAATCACACATAACGTCACTCAAGTAACCTCCGTGAAATAGGTCATTAGTCCAAATCTCAACAACACGTTGTAATTTGCGACTGTCTCCTGACATATCAAGCCTACTAGGTGCTTGTGGTGCACTTAGTGCTCCATCGTCTAAACCATTGGAAGAATCATCCCATGTATTATATCCATTTTGTCCATCGCTTAATCCGTAGTCAAAACCACTACTAGAAGCAATACTACTGGTTCCCTGTTTAAAACCGTAAGTGTAACTACCAGTTCGACTAACTGAACCATTAGGAGACAAAGTATAACTTTCTTTCCTGGTTATAAAGTGTGGCGTTGTAAATACCATATCTGCGGCATTAGCTTTCATTCCACCGGCTGAACCCATATGGTTAGTATAGTGAGCGCTAACATTAGCTGTTGGTATTGTAATAGCCCTATATACTAGACGATAACCTTTCATATATTCACGTGGAACACCGGCAAACCAATTAGTTTGATTAGTCGTTTGACCCCAGTTTTTACCATCTTGTTTTATATTGGAGGTAATATACATGCCTGTAGTTGTACCTCTTGCTTTTAATAAACCCTTACCAGGGCGTTGCATTAGTTTTATTGTAGCCATATTCTTTATTTTTATATTGTTATTTTTTCTGCGACATAAGTACGCTATTCTTATGTAGTAACATTAACGGTCAATCCACCGTCATAACACTAATTGTGCCAAATATATAGATTTTCGTCAAACAATAAAAGTCAGTCACACAGGAGCTCATAAGTAAAAAAAAGCTCACCTCAGATGCGAGATGAGCTTTCTTTCCAACTCAAACAACCGGGCAATAGTGGCCCATGTTATTTAATAAATTTATTCTTTAGACTTCCACAATCTAGTAATACAGAATACTTGTACTATACAGGATATTAAACTACCTATAGTTATTAATCCTGACAAGTTTGTCTGTGTAAACCCAGAATAGAAACCTATACTGAACATTGTTATCAATACTGTTAGCGATAATTTTGCTAATTGGTTATTACTCATAAGCTTGTTTCTAAGGTTAGTAACCGTATGCGTCAACTAATAAATCTAGTCAGCGATATCAGTGTGATTCTGTAACATAGAACCTAACTCATGCAACGTCTTAGTCGCTTTCCTGTTAACATACAACTCGCATGCATCATTCATGAACTGTACATCTTTTGGGTGTATGAGGTGTTCTAAATTGTTAGTTGATAACATCTTAACAAATTCTAAGTAAGTCTTCTCACTTATGGCTGTTGCAATACAACCTAAAAAAATTCTATCTTGGTGGTTCATGTGTGTAAGTATAGACATCCCATATATAAAAGAAACCTCAAATATGAGATTTCTTTTTTGTACTGTTATAAGCACATGCCTAGTAGAGCATCGGGTAAACCGTTATTGGTAGTCAATTGCCTTCTCCGCTCTAACTGAAATGTCGAACACGTGCAAAACTGCACATCCGCCATTTGTGGTATGTAATTTTCAAGTTTATATGGGATGTTATGGAACATTATTTTATCCTCTCTTTTATTAGTATTGATTTTCGGTGTAGTTCAGTTACTTCATCAATTGGAAGTTTCTGACTTATACCAAGGTTACTGGGCGAATATATCCCGACCAGTTTCTTTACCTTTTTAACTATTTCATATCTTTCTCTGAGAATAGTTTTGTCCTCAGTTTCCAGATCTAAATTGTTCATTATAATAGAATTTGCTCTGGTCATGTATGAACAGGCAGTTTCCTTATAAAGTGGCTGGATCTTGTAACCTACGTATTGAGGTCCAGTTACCCGACTTATACCGATGTAGCATAAAGCGATCAAGCACACTACGATTGTTATGTTGTGAGTTTTCATAATAAGTTTGTTTTAATTGTTATTAGTGTGGACTAAATATTAATAACACAAAAACCCCTAGAATTGCATGATTGCCAGCATTTGATACCTCAGCTATATTATAACATACCACAAATATGAAATATGTAATAATTATAATAATAAGTATGCTGACCCATGGTTGTAATATAAAAGCAAAACAAATAAATAAGAAAACTCATAAACAATCCGAAATAAATTGGATAAAGGTTTACGAAAGGGAAATAATGACGGCTGTAGCTAATGAAGATAAGGACGCATGGAACTTCTTTACAGTAGAGCTGTTAAAAGAAAGAATAAGGCTTAAAAGATTACAAATAGAAACTATGAGCTATAAGTAAAAAAAACCCCTACTGTCACTAGGGGTTTATTTTATCTGGTACTACTTTTTAAACAACTCGTCCGGATCGCTCATAAACAAATCAATAATGAGAACGATCGGGATAGCCATAGTTGGTAGTAACAAGACAGCAGTGAATATAGTATCCAGCATGTTATTATCCTCCTTTCTTGTCTTGGGTGTTAATATGTTGCACAACGATGTTAAATTTGTCGTGCAACATATTTACTCTTTCCTCCAAGCGGGCCACCATATCTTTGAGATCTTTTAAATGGCTCTGACCTTGGTTCTTGGGCTTCTCCGCTTCAGCAGTTTTGAAGGCTTCGAAGATTTCAGCTTTCCAATCTTCTGAGATTTCTAGATTTTTGAACAGCTTCATCAAGAAACGCATCGTCGGTACATGTTCCCGTCTCCAGATACTGTAGATATAAGCACGACTGCATCCGATCTTTTCGCATAAGCCAGATACGCTGAGCTTGTGAGCTCGGAATATCGACTCGATATGTTCGTGGAACAGAATCATGATGATCCCTCCATTCGTAGTTGTTGCCATTTTGATCGTGGCTCTCCGTTTGACAAGGTCTGCCACCGGCCATCTGCGGGGAGCGTTATGAGCTTACCCTTAGATAAGTAGATAGTATCATTGCCATCGTTGATAGTACGGATAGGAATCCTCCTCTCCATTCCAGTATCTTTCTTACCATCAATTATAACAAAGTACTCCCAGTCTTCGCCTGCAGACGTCTTGAGCAACGGATAGGTTACCTCACTCATGATGATCCCTCCTTTAACGTACTCATAATATATGTGTAAGGATCCTTGGCCTTGTACGGGTCAAGTGTATCCCAATAACCTATATCGTTCAGAGCTTGGCTGCTTGCTTCCATGATTGAGTCATTATAATTACGACGCCTATGTTTGTAGGCGGTAATGAATTCACTGGATAGATTGGCCTCCTTTGCCCGGGTATGATTATTCAACCAATACTGACGGGCATGATCCTCAGGTATATATCTTCTGGATTTTCTCATGACTCTTCCTCAGTAAGACAGTCTTCGATCCGGTCATTCTCGCTTTTCTGATCAGCCTCATAAATCTTATCAGCCAAAGCCGACAGATTCGATGACTCTGGAGCCATACCAAACTTTTCGAACATGTTTCGTATACGTCCATTAGTTGTGGTTTGATCCGGGCGTTTGCGGAATGGTTTAAGATAGTCACGAGCACTTTTATGATAAGCAACCTTAAGTCCGTACGCTAAGTCATTCATGCCGTGACGTAATACCGCTCGGTCTACATCACAAACTCTCTCTAAGACTTCGTAGTAAGGAACCCAGGCACTCTGCAGTATTTCCGGACTGTGAGTGGAAGGATTCTTGAGTGCTTCCATGCAATCCATATCCGAAGGATAATCTGTAATAAGTGGAATGAGATTTACACATTTCATTTTCTTGGGACCAGCTACAGTATTCCTGTAGTATGTCCACCTATACAAGTTATCCAGGAGCGACTTTCCTAAAGCCACAGCCTGATATGGCTTACTGACCTGATTTTTGAATCTCCGGAATGGTTCCATATGGATTGTATCGCTGTACTCTCTTGAGTAGCTACAGAGGGATGATTCGAGTGGTAGCTGTCTACCAGTTTCCTCGTCCCACTCTCTAATGGCGGTGTCGAGAAGATTTGCATCCTCCTCTTCCACTCCACCCATAGGAAATCCCCACTGACCCTCATTGTATTGTTCTATCATGAGGATTGTCAGGTTGGAGTAATCGTTCTCCAGGATTTGCATGGGATGGAAGTTGGCCATTGCGAAAAAGCCCGAGGAGGGGCGAATGCTGTCTATGGTAACGGCAGGATTGGGATTATCCAGAATGTTGGAATGAGTAAACATGTCCTGACTAACATCAGCACGATCCTCAGGAGGTAAGTGTCCTACACCTATACCGAGGGTTTCTCCCCACTTACAGTATTGGATCGCTCCGTTCATATAGTTTTCACCGTACACAACTGAACGATCGTAAAACGCTGAAACTCTTCCTGACTTACTCATTGTCAACCTCCGGCATTTCGATGATGACTCTGTAACCGGAACCCGGGCTAGAATACGAAGTTGGTAACTTTCGTACAGTTGCTGTACGTACAGCTCCCAGGAGATGTTTGATCTCCCTTAAGAGGCTAACAGCCTCTTTTAATAATTCTATTGCTTTATTCATTGTTATTTTTTTGTTTTTTGTGGTTTTATTGCAATAATACACTTGGTTATCCAAATATATATAACACAGATAGCTAAAAAAAACCTCACTCACTAGGAGGAGGTTTTTTATGCTTTGCCTTGCGCGGAAGCGTCTTATTTAGACGCCGGTGTATCGACGTAGGCTTAGCTTTGACTGTACTTCGAATTTTCACATATTAGTCTTCTGTCTCAATGCGATGACGACGTTTGAGCTGTATCAGAGTTTCCTCAACATCGTACATTGCAGAACGAAAGTGTTCAGTCCGACAATCACCAGGAGTGTCTTCGTCAGCTTGTTGAAACAACTCGTCCAACAGATCAACAACTTCGTCGAACTGTTCCCGAGTAACATAATCTTTATTTGGTTTAGTCATAGTGTGTTATTGTTTGTGGGCCATACATATGCCCAGTCATCTGGTTCTTCCCAACCGAACTGACCATAGTATTCCGGGTCCTTGCGTAGTAAATTACTACGATGGGAAGCATGAAGTGGTGGAAAACCAACCCATGGAGGGTATCCAGTATCTTCATGTTCTGTTATCTTATCTTGGAAGTAATGTAACCATCTAATGCATACTTCTTCCTTCCATGTACGTCTACGTACCATTTCTTGAGCCCCTCTAAAACAATAAAGCGCCAAGTGATGTTCGTAGCCCCGCCACATCTTTGAGGCTGGGTGGTTTGGCCAACCGCCACCTAGTAGCGTTTTGCCTTCTCGGTAAACTTGGTTGCCTAGTCTTTTGTTGTCCAGACAAGCAAAAGATTCAGTATACGTAGGTTTAGGTAGGAACGTTTGCATGTTTAAACATTCTTAGGCGAATCATAACAATCACCGTAGAACATATTGAAGTCAGAATTTTTAAATTCAGACAATAATACTTTTCTATCGTCCCAAAACTCATTAGCAAGCTTACGCAGTGCACGTTGTTGTATCTGCTGCACACCTTGTTTGGTAATGTCACAAAAATCAGCTATCTCCTCCAACGTAAGTGGTGGAGGATTCTTTGATTTTAATACTGCTAGTCTTAAGTCTAAGTCGTCCATTAGTTTCTACTGGGTCGTTCAAGGAAATCTTTAAAAGCAGAGTCAGTATCGTTATCAGGAAGAGTAATACTTTCCATTGCCCACTTAACAGCAGCATTAGAATCTAATTTCATATCCTTTAAAGCAACTAGATATTGTTCTTCACTAATTTCTTTATCTAAATCTTTCATGGCAGGAAATACATAGTTTCGTACATCTAGTTCTGCTTCTAATGGATCTTTACCTAGTTTTTGGGCAACCTGTAAGCAAAATGCTAACACTACATCTTTCATTGTTTTCTTTTTATCTGTCATAACCAGTTTTCTCTAACATGTTCAATTGCATCAACCGGGCAGCTAGCCATAACCTCATACTCTACAGGCATAAGTTCATTACCGGACTTTCCGTCATTTTCAGTCACATTAATCGGTACTTCAAACCGAACTATGTGCATTACTTTATCTTCTTTATCGCTCTCTGGAGTATTAGGGTTCTTAGTCCAAGAACGAAAGTTTTTTGCATCTTTCATTTTAAAATTTAGTTAATGAATATTTTTTTAAGAATACAGAATCGTATTCGTGAGGAACATATCGAAAACCACAGTAATCACATACGAAACTAGTAGCTGGATCTATTGTTATAACATCCCCGTCATCAAACACTTTACTTATGGCACCTTCTTCCTGTGTGAGTTTTTCTTCACCACAGTCCATGCACATAGAAGGTACATGGTGTACAAAGTTTATGTCTTCAATTTCTACACCAAAGTTGATGGGAGGATCGGGTAAACCTAAACGTAGCATGTTTAACTGTATTCGTTCTAAGTCATACATTGTTCGGCTTATATATGTCAATACACACAGTATTTAGTTCATCTTGTAAACTAAGTAACAAGTTTAGTCTTACAGGGGCCAGCAACCTTGAATCCGAACTTCCACTTTTATCAGCAGCGGTAGCCATCTCCCTACGTATCTTATCATCTAGGTTTCTAACGATAGCATCCTTGGCGTCTATAACACCCTGGTCGTAATACCTAGACTCACTAATAGTAATTCCTTTATTTCCTTTATTCATAGTATTTAGTTAATTTCTATATCATAACATATCATTAGTATCATAGTATATCTCAATACTATCATAACAGATATCATTTAATATCATAATACTAACATACCATTGTAGCATATCATTACAGACAGCTACAATGATATATCAATACATATCAAAGCAAAGTACTACTTAAGTAGTACGCTTACCTTATTACATCTATAGCGTACAATACAAGTAAGAGTACTATTGCACACAAAAACAGTGTGTCAGAGCTCACTCGTTACTTAATAGTTTTTCAAAGTACGCTATTGTTTTATCTAAGCCATCATTCAAATTGATAGTTGGCTTCCAGTCTAACATGTCTTTAGCACGTGTGATGTCTGGTCGTCGTTGAGTAGGATCATCCTCAGGTAACGGTAGTTCTTTTACCATTGCACCCGGGTTGATCTTATCCGTTATTAGTTCAGCTAGTTGCTTTATAGTAAACTCATCAGGGTTACCAATGTTAACTGGTCCACTGTTAGCATGTTCACGTAGTTCATCTCTGGTACAGTTCATTAGTCTTACCATACCTTCCAGTAAATCATCTACATAGCAGAATGATCTCGTTTGAGAACCATCCCCATATATAGTTAATTCTTCTCCCTTCAAAGCTTGAACTATAAAGTTTGATACTACTCTCCCGTCATCAGGGTCCATTCTAGGCCCGTACGTGTTGAATATACGCATTACACGTATATCTACCTCATACTCCCTAAAATAATCATAACAAAGCGTTTCAGCACACCTCTTGCCCTCGTCATAGCATGCACGTGGTCCAATAGGATTTACGTTACCATTATATGATTCATGTTGTGGGTGAACATCAGGATCACCATAGACCTCAGATGTACTTGCCTGAAGTATCTTAGCACCAGTCTCACTAGCAACATCAAGAGCGTTAATCATACCCATTACCGAAGTCTGTACAGTCTTCAATGGATTGTACTGGTAATGAACAGGAGATGCTGGACATGCCAAGTTATATATTTCATCCACTTCAAGTCTAAATGGATCAATTACGTCATGTCTCATGAACTCAAACCTAGGATGACCAAGTAAATGATTGATGTTATCCTTTGAACCCGTAAATAAATTATCCATACATATAATATGAATATCTCCGGATGAGGTTAGTAACTTGTCACATAGATGACTTCCTAGAAAGCCGGCACCGCCTGTTATCAATATAGTTTTCATATATTCTCTATTACTTCTTTATGTTGTTTTAATTCTGTTAGTATTTGGATTCGTCTTTCACGTAAACGAGTCTGCTCTTTTAATAGCTTCTCCATCCTAGTTTTAACAATTCCCATATCCATGTCAATGTTTGACAGTTTAGTTTCCAACACAATAACAGCATTTTGCTTAATTATTGATTTGTATTCAAGTTCACTCATCTTCTGTACCTCCTTGTTTGTACTCGTCTAGTTTAGAGTCAGACTCACCGGTGTACTCACAACTTAATACCTCTCTACCACCATGTGTGTGATCTCCGCAGTAAGCAGTTATGTCTTCTTCCCAATCATCTTTTAACTGAGGATTAGGAAATAACAGTTGCTCAACTCCGTATTGATTAATTAATTCTTCAGCTTTATCTTCTGCTTCTGATTCATTATCAGACTCTACCATTATGTATCCGGAAATTTCTTCCCAGATTGCTACTTTGTATGTTTTTTTGCTCATTATTTTTTTTAGTTTTTAAATAAATTCTGTGTAAATAAATATGGGGCCATTGTCTCCTACAAATGCACCCTCTATGTTATAGTCAAAGAATTCTTGTGCTTCTTCTCTAGGCATATCTTCAGATAAAATTTCTAACAACCTATCTACCGAATAAACGAATCTACAGTCTGTAGTGTGTCCGCATATGGCAGGGTAATATCTTTCTCTATCCTCAGGAGTTCCTATTAACAAGGAGTCAGGATTCATTTCAACTACGTTTGCAATTATATTCTCTACGTATGAATAACTAGTAGAGGGAGAACCGTAAGGTCGAGATTCGCCTAGTATACTATCCCAAACTAATTGCATGACCAAACCTTGTTTGTACTTCGTTTATAGCTTTTTCTATGTTCTTAGACATAAGCTTGAAGTCTTTGACTTTTCGTTTTTGAATGTATTCACCAGGATGACCCTTAGAACCATTATGTGTAATCTGCGGAATTACAGTGTCCCTAAAGTACATAACTTTAGTATTGGGATGCTGGTATAAACCATCGCCAATATGTTCGAGATATACTCTACGCCTTTTTTTACGTTTTACCGAATTACGAGGGTGGTGTTTACCAAACGTATCGTTGTCCTCACGTACTAGCTCTTCGTTACAGTCAGATAATAACTTATCAATGGTTTCATCATCTAAGTAACGATTGAGTTTATCTGCACAATTAAAATCGTCATTGTACATAACTTCCATATAAGGGTCGTTTAAAACCATTATCTCGTGAGCCTGTCCCCAAGCTCCTTTGTACTTATCCCAGTACCAATTACACACTTTATCCAATGCTTTCCTACGACCACCAGCACATTCTTGAGTCCTATATACAAAATTGCTATTAACTAGCCGGGATGTAGTTTCGTACATACCCAATTGTAAGGTAGCCATGTAAGTTTTATATGGAATTTTAAACGTGGCAGTATAACACGGTAATTTTATTTTTTCATTTAACATAGTTATTTTAATAATTGTTCGATTTTTTACATCCTGACAAGCTTTTTATTTAACTGTCAGTACCATGTACATATGTACAATTTTTCTAATATATAAAAATTTAAAAAAAACGGGGTAGCAGGCATAATGAGGACCTACTACCCCGCGAGGTATTCTCGGGGATGAGAAATCAGTTTTGTTTAAATTTTAGGGTGCTATACACACTATGTGCTACAATCAAAACAAACCGCGCACGCGCTGATTGGTCTTGCGTTCGAGCTAAGTATGATAGCACCCTTTACGTCGGTGAGGGATTAGTTGCCTAGTTTACATTATGCTCGAACGCACAACGTTCTTCTGTGCGTGCAGAAGGATTGTTGATATTGTCGAACAGGGATGGACTTACTTGCATTATCACCTGACTATATTCCGTAGAATATAATCTGGGTTGAACTACGGTTAACCTGATTGCTTAAGTCCGGCTCCAGTTTATTTGTAGTCCGTGCAACCCTTATCTCATTTCGTATAGATGGTGCAATAAAGTAAGCTACTATTTTACCTTTCTAGTAGTCAACGATATCACATTCAGTATAGCTCTTACCTAATAACCATAAGCGTGTCTTGTCATTAGACGAACCAACGTAGGAAATAATATCTAAAGAGAACCCCGGGAACGATGTCACTCAAATATATATAACACGTTGTTATACAATATTTCTAGGTATATCAGACATGGCACCTTCGGCCATTTTCTGCTTAACATGCTTTCGCAGATCTTTGTCATTAACTATACCAATAGTGTTCTCGGTAATCTCGTATTGTTCTAAATTATAAATACCAAGAAACGGACCGTCAGCGTAACCATAGATACGTTTATGATTTTCAATAAACTTTCTAAGGTTATCTACGTTCTTAGTACCCTGGACCAGCATACGTACATCATGAATGTAGTATGGATAGTGCTCGGCTTCACGGCCTTGATAAACTGTTTTCATTTTACCACGAACAGCTCCCCCGATATGATGTAAAAAGTTGTCAGGTAGAGGATCGTTAGGTATGGCTTGTGGATATGTATTTTTCATCGTTTAAATATATATTTGTGAATAGGTTTAATTTCTTCCAAAGATTTTGAATTCATATTTTCTGGAGATGATGCGTTACATGTTTTACTAACTACAGCTAGTAGCCTACCCACCCATTGAGGTACAGGCATTTTGCAAAATACATTAGGCTCAGATTGGTCACCTTCGGTAACTTTGATCTCAGCAATTTTCTCCCCGAAAATACCTCCTGTCTGCGTGATTGTCATTTCTTCACGAATAGTCACTCCCTTTTCAGGAAACTCATATTCAACAACACATCGTTTTAGAATTGGAGTATCAGTTTCTTCGTTATTTTCGTCATCTTCTTCTGGATTATACACTTGTTCGTTTCCTTTCTAGTTTCATTTTATTATGCAATTTCCTCAAAATTGCTTTTCCGCCTCCGGTTTTATTTTTGGAAGCTAAACGGTTTGCTTTACGAATCTTCGCAGCAAATGGGTCATTTGATTTTGTGTTCATTTTTTATTGTTGTTTTATTTTCGTATATTAGTTCAGAGTTTTCATCTGAAATTAAGGTTTCTAAGTAAGCTAATTGATATTCAAATGCTAAGTTTGAGTAATACCGTATTTGATGATTCGCTGTGTCCAACTCACACTGTAGCAAATATTCGTTGTAAGGCTTGTCTCCTATAAGTTTATAGCTGGTAGGTAAATACCATGTAAACGTATCGTAAAACCAAACAGTAGTGTGTCCTACACCCCATCTAGCAGATACATCATGGATCCAACCAATCCAACAGTTCCATTTAAAATTCAATACGTTAAGAATATTCAGTAAGTAATACTTATTCATTGTCTACGGTTATGTTTTTGTTGTTTTCATTTAAAAAGCGTAAACGAGTTCCGTTTACATTAAATGGATCTTCACCAAATCTAACATTTATACCAGGACCAATATGCTCGTGGGGTGGCCAGAATGGTGGAGGTCTACTAACTTGTTCTAAGTTTTGTGGTTTGGTGTGACAGCCTGTTAACAATAATAACAGTGCTAAATAATTATACTGTGCCATTACAGTAGTATTTTGTAAGTCGATTTGTCAGAAAAGTAAAGTCTTCATCTCGTTCACCTTCATTTTCAAAAGTAAAAGCGGAGATTACTTTAGCCCCAGAGTATATAAGAATCCTGTAAGGCTTCCTACAACCAGACTGAGTCATTGTATGACTTTCTATAGCCGAAATGTGGGGTAATACTAACACAATATTTTTATATCTAAATACAGACATCTCAATGGTCGGTTAGCATGTAATGCATGTGTTCGAAATCTGATTTACTAAATCTTGTAGGATCTTCTTCTCTACATGTATCTATGTATGGCTCATCATCGTCTTCACATAGATCAGCCCGATCATGTGTTATATGCCCATTTGAATCTACAAGTAACTCATCTTGAGCATATCTAGCTGCTTCTTCGTCAGATTCTGCAATAACACGTAGATTACCAGTAACGTAATAATTTTTAACATATTCTATGTAATAAATTCTTTTACCACTAGGTAGTTCAATAGTAGGACTCTCATCATCTACCGGGAGTATGTCCTGGTAAGGTTTAAATTTACTCATCTTTTATATGTTCCTTTATGTATTGGGCTGCAGTGAGACATGCTATATCTTCTTTCTGTACGACTCTAGCCTGTTCAAATTTTTCTTCAGCACAGCGTATGAGTAACCGTAAAGCTGTTTTTGCGGTATCGTCTAGCTTAATGTACTGGTAGCCTACATCGTTGCTTTTTATTTTAGATTTCATAATTAATCCCTTCGTAATGATTAATCAACTCTTCCAGTTGGTCTTCATTATCCCAGTCTAGTTGTTTGTAAGGAGCTATATTAGTTGCCGAACCTTCGAGATACGTACAGCCACCGTGGCCATCATTCAATATCTCAACAGTTGGTACATTAGTTTTTGCTTGATACCCCAACCCTCTATTAGTCTCAAAGTATCTAACACTTGTTACTTTTAATATTTTCATAGTGAACCTGTAGTTGTTATAATTCGTTATATTTATATGACCAATAAACATGACACGATGGATTACGATGGCATGGGGAACTGGGGTAGATTCCCTAGTCCTCGTATTGTCAAAAAGAAAAAATCTTTATTAAAAAGATTGTTAATTAAGTTGGTGGGCCCGCTCGGATTCGAACCGAGGGCCAAGGGATTATGAGTCCCCTGCTCTAACCGCTGAGCTACGGGCCCTCCGTGTTATTATTCTTTCTTTGGCACCCGAGTCCATACACCAGAATCTAGCAAATCTTCCACATCAACAACTGTGTAATCTTCGTCTACGTCAAGTCCTACGCGACTGTAGTCGCCCAGTATGACCATCTCTCTCATTTCAGATATTACTAAGTCTATCAGTTCTGGACCTTTTTCAGCTAGTAATTCCTGAAAAGATTCCAAACGTCCCAAAAGATCATTATACATCTTTGCTTGATGATCTTTGTCTTTTGTTTCAGGGGTTTTCATTAGCAAGCTCTTTGAAGAAATGATCCATACCTATCTTGAAGTAATCATCTTCTGTAGCGTTATCTTGTCCAAGTTCAACCATTCGCTCGAAAGCTTCGTCTTCACAGTCTAAGTCCAGGTGAACTAAATCGTTAGCATTTTTTACATCCACAACCTTTATCTGTGGGAGTGTCTCGTTTTTCTTCATCACAGTTTTCACTTTTTTCTTTTCCATTATTTTTGTCATCATCATCTTCAAAATTTTTAAATTCAATATTATTCAAAGTCAGTATATCTTTTTCACCGGATATATGCTGTTCCACATCACTAACCATCAAAAGTAAACTCTCTAGAAGACCATCTATGTCTTCGTAATGAGATATACCTACAGGCTCTTCACTATGTGCAGCAATTTCTCCAGCTTCATTATAAAAGACTTCATACAAGCTATATAACGTAGTTCCGTTTACGTCAGTATCTTTTAAGATTCTGTTGTTCCACATCCAGTATTCATCATTTTAGAGGCTTCTTCAATAGACCGATACAATGGAAACTTATTAGTAATAAGTTCTTCCATGTCAGCAATATTACTATCTTCGGGATATTTTTCATCAGCCATCGCTTTTGATGCAATGCACAAAGCTTGGCTTATAATAAATTGATCACGAATATTTAACTCTTGAACTTTGGTTTTACCCCGAAGCTCATATACTTTTTCTGTATTTTCTTGTGTCATAATTGTATGGTACGGGAGCTGGGAGTCGAACCCAGGACCTACGGCTTAGAAGGCCGTTGCTCTATCCAGCTGAGCTACTCCCGCTTGGTTTTATTTATTTAGATCTTTAATAGCTGCAAGTATTTGTTGATTAGTTTTCTTAACATCATCAACATCATTGCGTAAGTCTATTACTTCGTCTAGTAGTTTCTCAATAGTTTTATGGGTCTCTACTGCACCCCTGTGAAGTATATCCTGTCCTTCACGACAACGTTCAATTGCTTGTATAAAAACAGTATCTTTTGAATCGAATTGTTTTTCTACAGAGCCAATGGTTTGCTTGGTAAAGCTTTTTGGTATTTGATTTGTCATATATTTAACTTTTTTAGTAACTCATCCCAGTTTTCAGATTTATGCTCGGGCACAGATAGTGTTCCTTGATCGAACTGAACTACTGCTTTTGCCGCTCCCCGTGCATCGTTTTGTTTTTGTAAGGATGTAAATATGTCAGCTTCGTTCTCATTAAGAGTTATTTCGAAGTAACATGCTCCTTGTTTTTCAGCATCTTTGTACAAGTCAGCTGCAGATGCAACTGACCTTACAGCAAGAGACACCAAACCGTCTTTGTCAAGTATACCACAATACTCGTTGTCTTTTATACTATATTTATAGCTCATGTTATGTTTCTTGTTAGATTTTGTTCAACGTGTATAGCTTCTCTAACTGGAATGTTTGCTGTGGAAAAAGCGACTTGGTCGTTAGTATCACTCCTAAGTTGCCTGTAGTACCCAGGTATTTCTGTACTACCATCCAGTACACGACACAGTGGGACCTGTGCATAACCTTTCTTTTCCTTTTCTCTAATTAAAGCGTTATACTCTTTCAAGACAGATCTCGGACTACTTACTTTATGTAGTCTTGTTTGAGAGGTAAGTCGCTGACTAGTTCTACGTCCCCAAGTTACTACTACTGACTCAACATAGCCGCAAGTTTCTTTAAATCGAAAAACTTCGATAATATAAACTTTATCAGCATTACGACTACTATTAAGAAAATGTAATATCTTTCGTTTTACTAAATCCATTACTTTTTTATATCCTTGAGTACAATGTCATCAACCGGTGTAAATTTAAACTCAGGCTTACCTATACTGTGGAGCTCTATAAAAGCTAGTCGATCGTCATCAGAATCAATAGACAAACCCTCATCCCATATATCAATGGTTACCGGGGTTAGCCCAAACATGCCTATAACGTTTCTACAACAGTCTAGGTATTCCTCAACGCCAGCAGACTCTAATCCGTTCCTATGTATAGTACCTAATTTACCTAGTATACCACCTGCAACTTTTTTGTCTTGGTGCTTGTTAGGGTCATAAAACAGAGCTGAAAAACTAGCAGCAAAACTAGCACCAGCATTACGCCGGGAGCCGATTGTTTGTGCTGCTTGTTCGTGCAGTATCTTATAAAGAATATTCTGCTCATCTGTAAACGGTTTCTCTACACGTTTTTTCCTAATTTTACTAGACTGTACATTCTCGTCTATTGGAAACGACGATGTATGTATAATAGTAGCCATGTCAGTCAACTTCTGAGTAACTGCACTAAGGTGATCACTCATTTCTTGATAGCGTGACTCTTGTAACTCTCTAGACATAGCAGCTTCATTGCGAAGCTCTAACAGAACACTTGGAGAATCTTCTTTCTTCTCTACATAAGACCCGAACTTCCGAATCTCGGGGAGTACGTTGTTGGTCACCCAAACAACAAATTCCCTACTTGCTTCAGTTTCAGATGTAAACATTAAGAAGTATATGCCAGGTTCCAAGATAAGACTCCCATTTTCTGGGAATGCAAATTCAAGTTCCGGGCGTAGTTCCATAATTTTACCATAGTCTTCTCTAGATATTTCAAGCGCATCAACAATGTCTTGTGCATAGAATGCTAGTATACCACTCATGGTCCTAGTAACCCGTATGGGTTTACCAGACCAGTAAAGAGTTTGAGTGTGATCTTGTGATAATTCAACGGCCTCTTCGGCTTGCGTATTTTCGTTCATAGTTTTTTATATTTTTTTAGTTTTACTTACATATACGGATTATTTTCTCGATCTTCATCATTATCGTTAGTTCCGATAAATGCTCGCGAGTCATCTCCGTTAGTTCTATATTCTCCTTCAGAAACCAATTCTCTTTCAACTCCTGATAACACTGGTGTGAACGGAAGTTTATTAATCATAGTTTCTCTATAAGATGGATCCATAGACTGTTCTGCATAGCTGTAACAAGCCATGTCTACCTCACTGTAGAATACTTTGTGCTGTCGCTGTATTCCTAATGGAGAACCAATAGGCTCTAATCGTCCTAGCAGTGGATCCACTTGTACTGTTGTATTTAATTCCCTGTGAGATCCGTATAAAAATACGAAGTTCCACTTATTACCATCACCCGCGCCGCAGTCAGATATATACCAGTAGGGACGATTGTACCTAGCTATGTTACCCACTATATCTCTATCTGGGTCATAACTATGACTATCGGGATGCCTACAATGTGCGTATCGATTACGTTTTCCCGCCGAGAAGTGTAATAGTACGTCCATCCTGTTATCTCTGGTTAAGGCATCAACTTCTGAAGCCCTACCCACACCTTTGTTGTCATAGTAAATCAACCCACCCAACTCATGAGCAGTACTTTGATTTGTATAAGGATCATGCTGCTGTACGTAAGCTGATGAGTTACACCCAAAGAAATCGCTTACAATCTGTGGAGCATTTGCATTGTCCAAATTATAACACTTTACAGGCCACTGAGAGAAAGACGTGTGAGCACGTACTAAGTCAAACCTTCCAGCGTGCTTTTCGAACACGAATCCCTGGTATTGTACACCCTTGGACTCAAGGGTACGATGTATCAACACAGGACTACCTAGGCATCGGTTACCGTTAGAATCTACCCATAACCCCAAACCACCGTGAGCGTCCACAAATACAAATGTTTCGTGTCTTGTTCCGGCTGTGGTTAATTCTATATGTGCATCAGCTACATGTTCCGTAACTGCTTTTACCATTTTTTGTTTATACCAACTGTATTTTGTATAACTGTCTGATCGGCTCATTATTATTTTTTTGTTGTTTTACCGTGACGCGACGAAAGCATGTCCGCACAGTGGAATATTATTGTAAGAGGATTCTCTGTACCAGAGAGCTCATACTTGCTGGTTTCGTAAGCACCACCATGAAATTCAATGGCGTCCTTCTCATAAGGTGTTAGTAAACTAAACAAAACCGGGGATAGGCCAGCAATTAATGCTAAAGATTTTACGCCACCATTGCTTATTTTCATCTTATTGTTTTCTAGTAACCAAGATAAAGAGGACACGTGAGAATCTGGACCGTCATAAGGAAACGTAAAAGAAAAACATTCTTTGTTTACCTTATATGGAATAGCTGTAGATTGTGACCCACTTTTTAACATGTTGGGTTCATACTGAGGGCTACCCAAAGCATCACAAGCTTTGTGACAATCATGTAATATAGAAACTATCAGTAAACTCTCAGCATCTACACATGCACTAGTATGGTACTCATCTTCTCCAATAGAAAACGTGTCATTAAGCGATTCCGATACAGGCGTTACCATATCTTTTGCAATGTGAAACGTTTCTACAATATGCAGTAACAAACCACCGTCGTAAGCATGATGAAATGATACCTTACTAGAAGCTGGAGCCTGTTCAAGTTTTTCACCAATAGTCTCGATAAAACTAAGTAAGTGTTCTCGTCTAGGACCAGCTGTAACATACTCGCTAACTAGAGTATTTAATTTTTCTAAGTCTTTCATAATAAAAAAGCGCCCATATAGGACGCTCTGTGTAATAAGTTGTTATTTGTTAATTAAGCAGTTTTTCGTTTACGACCCCTATTGGAGCCTTTTTTAACCGAAGAACTTATGCTTTCTAATTCACAATCTTCTTCTAAACCATCTACAAGTAGGCCAAGGTCTTTAGCCATTTCCGGCAACAATTCAAGATTCTTTTCGAGGATCGGAAATTGATCCTCGTTAGAAACCTCAAAAGTTACGTCAACAGTTAATTTATATTTAACTTTCATAAGATTTAATAATAGAGATTAATTCGTTCAATCTCTTTTTAGATTTAATTTTAATTATTTCCATGTCTTGGTTTTTAAACTTAAACATTTTTTCTTTCATTTTAAACACATCTGTTTCAAAACCTTTTGTGTCTATGAGATAGACTTTACCCCTGTGGGTAACCAGGAAGTCGCCAATGTAGTGTATTGCACGAACAGCCTTTCCATTTAAGTCCCGGAATTTTGGTTGCAATTCATATTTAGGACTTAACTCCATACGAGCATTTGAGGGTAAGCTATCTTTAAGTATAAGATATGCCTGCATCTCCCATTTTGAATCGAAAACAATACCGTAAACGGTACGGTCCTTTTTTGGACTCACGTTGTATTTGTTAAAACCTCTCATTGAATATATATAAAGAGGGTAAACACGTGAGTGTCTACAAAATAATTAAGTACGACTCTCAATTATATATAACACACACTTAAGTGTTATTGCTTTTCTTTTTTGTAGTCTCCGGTGATAGATGATTCAAAGAAACTATCTAGTTCATCTTCCTCTACAGCCTCTTCAGGTTCTTCTTCAGATTCTTCTTCATCATCATCAGAGTCCTCGCCTTGTGAAAAGAAACTAGTACCTTCATCAAGAACTTCTTCTAGAGCTAAAGGGCCACCGAGAAATGCTGCAGCTTGTTTCTCTTGAGTAGATGCGTTCTTTAGTATTGATACTAATTTTTTATCTGCAGATATTCTTTCGGATCTAAATGCTTGAGCATAACTTGAAGCTACCTTACATAAAACATCTTGTGCTTCTTTATTCATAACTGAAGCCGAGTGAAATATATGCGGGCTCATCTCTCTAAACTCAGATGCAAATAATGGAAGAAAAGCTTCTTTAAACATTGGGTCTCTAGCTAACAAGCCTATAGCAAATGATTCTTTTGCTGGAGATGGGTTTTTATAAGAAGCACCCTTTATAGTATTAAAGGTATGGTTTATACCATACTGTAAGTTTTCTTTTATCTCATTAGTCCTACCATCAGCTACAGCCGCTATTAAATCGTCAAATCCTGCCTCTTTACTAATTTTTGGATCAGAACTGGTAGTACGTATCATACCCTCTATAGCGTCAGCATCAGGGTTAGAAGTAGTGTCAATACTTTCGGTTACTTGACCTTGTTCATCTAAAACTTTTATTTCCTCTGGAAAATGTTCTGATCTCCTACTCTTAATAGTCCTACCACCTACAGGTCTGTTCTTACCACGAACTTTATCTGAATCTTTACGTCCTGGGAAAGATTTATCAAGCGTTTTGTAAGATACTACACCACTAGCCAGAGCCAGCAAAAGCATGGATGTATATATACCTGCCTTGGTGTCACTTAATATAGCCTCTTTATTTATAGAAGCATATTTCTTGTTTTCTTTTTCGCGTTTAGATTCAAGAGCGTCAACGTAAGCGAATTGAGCATTATCTAATTCTTTTTGAAGGCTTTTTTCACGAATAATGTCATATAGCTTAGCAACACCTTTATAGCCTGCTACAAGGCCACCTGCTCCTGCTGTTAGCTTTAAAAATTTACCGACACCCGAATTGTCTATAGGTGTACTAGCAGCTTTCTCTCCAGCTTCTCGTTTCTTACCCTGTATGTACAATACATCATCGTCTGAACTACTATCAGTTTCTTCCTCTTGTAATCTTTTGTAATCCCTTATGTAGTGGTACAATGCAGATAAACCAGCTCCGCCAGCTGCACCACCCAATCCCCACTTAGCGATAGATTCTAGATCTAAATTAGATTTTTTATTCATTTTGGAACACCAGTTAATTTTTTATAAGATAAGTTTGCACTAATTACAAAAATTTTCCAATTGGATAATTCAGAACAAAACTTTCTTTCTTGCTCTATAATTACCCTAAGGGGATCTTCTTTATAACTGTCTGTAAGTAGTTGCTGATATGCTTTAGCATCTTTACTGTTAGACATGTCGTACACACGAGTCGTGACATCTTCAATCTTCCAAGCATCAGACCTATTAGCCTGACCTTCAACAGAAGCTTGCTCGTCCCAGACAGACTTACCATCCAGGTTAACTTCTTTAGTGGACATCATAGACATCAAGTTGTTTTCAGCTAAAGACTTTGCTAAAATTTCTTCTAAATTTACCTCAGACATCGTAGTTTTTATTAAGTTTTGACTGAATATCTCCAGTTAGTTTTTTATAGTAATCACGCTTTCGTTTCATTGCTTCATTGTCAGCGCGATCCTCATCTATGTCACGGTTAGCTTTCCAAGTTAGTGCTCCTGCTCCTGCTCCGCCCAAAGCTGAAAAAGTTCCGAGAAGCCACAACAAACCTTGGCTGCCAGAAGCAAGAAGTGGTGCACTTGCTGTTTTTGATAAAACATTTGAACCACATGATCTTATAAAATCGTTGGTAGATTGGTGTATAGTATCATACATCAAATTACTAGCTTTTTCCACGAAAGGATCATGATCCCACTCAACGTTAGATATTGCTGCTACAAACTGAGCTGCTTTGGTGTGACCATGACCTTCGTTAGTCATTAGCCTATGAATAGAAGTCATTACAGTTTTATGTGCTCTTTTTCTAAAACTTAACTCATGGGCATCAGTTGCACCAATTGATTTGTATGCATGCTCTGGATGTACACCAGCCTCTTTAGCACCGTAGAATATCCCTAAGTCTTTTCCTATTTGTTTTTCTATATTCATCTATTAATTGCTCCTATTGCATCCCCAAAGGGAAGTGCTGTTTTTCCTGGGTGATTAGAAACTGTTTTCTTTGCAGTATTACGATCGGATTTTGTAGTAAGTTTTTCTAATAAGAATTTATTTACAACAGCTGATCCAATTGGAGCAGCACCACCTACACCTCCCGAAACTGCTGCCCATAAAGCGAGATCAGACAAATCTATATCCTCTCCTTTAAATTTTGAAATTCCAGCATTTGCCAGACCTCCTGCCAAACCAGATGCGAGTCCCCAACCTGCTGACTGTTTTAAACCAGATAACAATTGATCAGGCCAACTACGTTCAAGTATATCTCGCTCTGCATCTGTCAGATTTTTGTAACCCTCCTTAGGGTTAGGTAATGTCATTTTATTCTGAGTAACTTCGTTTAAAGCGTAAGCACCAGGGCCGAGTGCGGGTGCGGATAATGCGGCTAAACCAGCAGTTAATCCAGAGTTTGGAGCATTGTTCCTAGCAGCCTGCCTTAATGTCTTCTGTGCAATGTACCTACCAAACCAAGAACTGTCATCTTTGACCGAACCACCTTTTTGCTTTTTAACTGAAGTTGACATAATTACATATAGTAAGGTCGTCCCAGACTATCAGTAGGGCGGGATGGTGTGGGAGAACCGAACCTAGCACTCGCAAGTCCTGACACAATAGTAGTTAGTACAGTACCAAACTTACCTAAACCTAATAGATACTTAGCAACAACAAAACCTACACCGCCACCAACAGCACCTCTAATCATTTGATTCAAGCGTTGTAGCTCGTTAGCATTCAAGTTTCCAACTTGATTTGTTAGCTCTTGTTTCTGTCTCAATGTTAATTCTGTGTCTCTATATAGTTTACGTATGACATCGTCACCAGAGCTATTAAGACCGTAAGCAATCTTGTGCATAGATTGTTTGTTTAAAGTTAGTAAATCCTCGGCCTGTTCTTCAGGAGTAAGGTCACTGAGTGGATTCTTAGCGTCATAGGATTCGGCTTTCTCACCTCTACGTAATGCCATGCCCATGTCTTGTGCCCATTCAGGATTGTTACGCATAAATCCTAACGCACCCATTCCCAAACCACCTATGCCAGCACCTAGTAGAGCACCTCTGCCTGGACTACCCGTAAACATACCAGCCAGACCACCCAGTCCAGCTCCAAGTACGCTGCCAGTAATACCAGCACTTGCCCATCCAGGCATGTATTTGTTGTCGTTGGTTGAGTCGTGTAAAAACTTTAAGTTAGGTAATACTTTACCACGGAGCCAATAACCAAACTGGTTAGCTTTAGAATTAGCCACATCGCCTTTATCTGTTAAGCGATTAGCTGCAGTCTGTTCTATACTTGGCATTATATCTTGGGACCACTACCACTACCAGTATACATATTATCAGCCTTATCGCTAGATGCTTGATAACCTTGGTTTAAATCTGCACTAGATTCGGATTCCTCGTTACCAGAATTAGTATTTTCAACTTTTTCAGGTAAAGCCGAGTCAGAACGATCTTCTTCAGCTTGGTCAGAAACATTACCAAATAAATCTACGTTTGAATAATCTTTAGAAGCTGGTTCGGGTTTTGCATCGGAACCAAACAGATCTGTAGAAGACTCTGCACCGATTTGCTTATCGATAGCAGCCGGTTTTTCTATTAAGTTTTTAACTACTGATTTAGCGATGTCTTTAATGTTACTACTACTCATAATGGTTAGAACTATAAAGAATTTACTTAAACCTAGCAATAATTAATTACGATCTAAATCTTTTCTTAAAAAACCAGACACAAATGTAGTAAACTTATCTTTTTCTGAAAAGACCGACATGTCTTCGCTAAAACCCCATACAGTAAGTTCCCATAGTAGCTCACACAATAATTCTGAATCATCCAAATGTGCTATATTTTCATCTAGCGTTATGGGTAAGTCAACAAGGCGAGACCAATTTAAAGAATTAAAATCTTCATTAATACCAGTGATTTCATCTACAACCGAAACATCTATGTACTCGCTTTCGTTGAAACTATCTTTTGGTATAAATGTTAGATAGATAGAGTAATCCTCTATGTTGCATGGTAGGGACAACAGCTTCATAATAACCTTTATGTAAGTGTGTTGTATCTCATCACTAGAAATAGTTTCACCAGAAAAACCCTCATTAGCATACTTTGTCTGCAAAAGAGATATAGCCTCCGACCAAATCTCACTATTTTGTAGTAGTTCCCTAAAACTTAAATTCATACCGATGAATCCTGCTTGTTAACCAATGTAACGTTATAAGCTAGAACTAATGTAACAGCGAGTGGATCAAATACTAAAACTATTATTAATATAAAATACTTAACAACACTGTCTAATTCAGTGTCAAAAGCTCGTGCAATAAATTTAAAGCTACCAATGTCCGTATTAGCTATTTGTTCTTTTAAAACTAAGATACTGTCATTGTTCTTAGCTATAACGTCGTATAGCGGTGCCGTGTCTACCCTAGAGTCAAGCTTTCTACTTTCCTCCTTGTAACTCTCAACTTTAGTTAGAAAAGATTTATATTCAGTTTCTATGTCTGTATCAATCTTGGCTATAGCTATAGCTAGTGATTGTCTTTCATCGGCTTGTTCTATATTCAAGTTTTTTAGTTTAGTCTTTTTACTACTAAACAACCCACCAGGAGAATTTTCTAACTCGTAAACTACTTGGTCTAAAGCTGAAAGTCTATCTATATACTGACCTTTGGATGTACCCTTCCTCGATACAAAAGAGTCATAAATATCTTTGTAGTCAGTAATTGCAGATTCAGATCTAGAGCTTGCAATGGTTTCGGCCGATTGATGCTCTTCAATTTGAATAGTTATAGTTTGATTTTCAGTAACTAAGTTTTCAATCTGAGTCTCGTAAATATCTATCCTAGTCTTTGTGGTCTCAAATGCATCGCTTAAAAAACCGAATATACCTAAAGATGTTATGCCAATTAATATACCTATAGCAGAAAACATATAGCACCGAAGTAGTGTTGGTGTACTACGCCAGTACCGGTATAAGTAACTTGCGGCCACTAGCTTAGCTACTTCTAAGCCTGCTGCCATTATACTCACAGCAACAAATGATCCAGCAAACAACAGAGCTATACCTTTTACGCTAAAGAAAGCTGCACAGCCAGCCACGACTAATGAACTTATACCTAATATGTAAGAAAACGAGCCAACAACTGAGTTAGTAGTATTTTTTTGATGCTTCTTCGTCTGTACCCACGTGTCCAAAGCTTCTCGTGCCAAAACCCGTGTCAGCTTAGCCGTATCCTCTGAACCAGGCTTTTTCTCTTCAGGCTTTTTCTCTTCAGGCTTTTTCTCTTCAGGCTTTTTCTCTTCAGGCTTTTTCTCTTCAGGCTTTTTCTCTTCAGAATCTGCTTGGTAGGATGACTGGTCACGCAATACTCTTTTGCCCTTCCACTCCATATACTTATCATCATCGCTGAATCCCTTATCTTTTGGAGTATCTTTAGGGGAAGCACTGACAACAGTGTTGGGGTTTTCTGAAAAAGCAGAATCGGCTTTTTCTTTACGTTCTGCGGAGTCGTTATGGCTTGCATCTTGTTCATTCATTTCTTTTTTTGATTTATTGTTTGGCAACGAACTACCCATATGTTCGGGCTTGCCATGCTTGCCCGATTTACCCTTATATTTTGGGTTGTAGTTATCTGAGGCAGACCGTATCAAGGGTGCCTTAGGTTGTTGCGGTATATGTTTCTTATTGACCACCAGCTTGATCGTACATTTGCTGTACACCTTGTGACTTAGCGCTGCTACGCATATCTTCTAAAAACTGTTTAGCTAAAGAATACAAAGTTTGATCACTAGCTTTTATTTGTTGCATATTTTTCCTACGATCACCTTCAGGCATTGATGCCCATTGCTGGGCTAACTCTTGAGCCTGACCTTGCACATCCATTGGTGTAACTCCACCACCTGCACCGCCTCCACCCTGTTGTGGTGGGCCACCTGGAGGTGTTCCTCCGCCACCCTGTTGCTGTTGTGCCTGAGCTTGTGCGTCAAGTTGTTTGTCAATAGAACCTTGCTCCATCTCCCTGCGAAGTTCTTCTTCTTTCTGCATCTGAACTTTTTGAATTTCAGCATCTTCCTCAAGACGTTCTTTCCGCTCATCAACAGCATCGGTAATTCCAAGCCAGCTGTAAGCTTTCTTACGTGAAATCTCACCAGCAGAAGAAAGCTGCATGATAACATTTTGTTTATCAATATTATCAGCCAAACTAGGACGTTCCAACTTAAGGTGCATGTAAGGCTCACCCATAAATTTAGAAACCTTTTTAGACACCCACTGGGCAAAATCATTAAAGCCCAAATGTACAAACATAAAACTATTCTCAAAAAGACGAACTGCAGTTGGAACCTGCTGAACAGCAAGGGAACCTTTAAACAATTCAGCAGGGTAGCCCATGGCATCAAGCATACTATTAGTTTGATACTCAATTAAATCTTTTGGCGCCAAATTCTTACCACTAGCACCAAACTCTTCATATTTTAAAGGAAAAGGAAAAGCATGCATTGCAAATTTATCTTTCCTACGGTTCTTAATTATGTTCTCAACCTGACCACGCCACTGACTAAGTATTAAATTTTTAACAATACCAGTTTCATTAGTACCTGGTTCCGGGGTAAATATTCTAAACGGAACCATATAGTCTAAACCAATAGCTTCATCTATTTTACGATAAACCTGCAAAATATGGAGAGACCTGTAGTTAGCTATTGTTTCTGGAAGACCCCAACCCCTATTACTTATCCCTGAAATAGTTGGAGATTTAAAATGAAAAATCTCATCTTCGTAAAATAAAAAATCTTTACTATCAGATATAGCTTTGAGCATGTCCATTGGGACCTCGTTAACTACGTATGGTTTACCATCCTTACAGTCCTTTATTAATTCTTTCTCGAAACTATAAATGTAAGAATTAGTTCCTGATATAGGGTTATGCCTAATAGAAACATTTTTAGGATCAAGTTTCCTTAATCTAATTCTACCTTTGTCTTTTACGGGAATGTCGCGAAAACAAAGTTCAATTTTCTTTTTTGGCTCCTTAGGGTCTGGAACCTCATATTTCATTTTTTTAATATTAAACTTAATCGAACTTTCAGAAAACATATTAAGAGAATACTCAGCGTCAAACCTATCATCAATGAGTACGCGATCAAAAGGAAAATGAATCCTATAGAAAGAATTGCCGAAGCAAGCCCACTCGTCACCCATTTCAGCCATTGCCTGTGGTAGTCGAAGTGTGTGGGTAAAATATTCATCTGCCTCGTCTTTCTCAGTAGCTGAACCATCCCCAGGGAATTCAAAATCTGTTATGAAGTGCCTAACAACACGCATAGAAGCTCGTCTGTACTGTGGGTTTAGGTAATACAAAAACAGACAAAAATCTAAGGCAGATTCAAGGTTGTCTGGTATATACTCACTAGAGGGTAGTAAGAACGGATCATCAAATTTCTTAGCTTGATCTGTTGTGAAATGAAATTTCAAGTCATCCATAATATTATTTCTTTGTTAAATTACTGTACCAGTCTTGATCCTTCATCCAATCACGCATAGGATCTTCCACCCAAGGCTTAGAACCACCTATTAAGGCACCAACAAGGGCACTACGCAAACCCTGACCTACGGGATCTCTGACGTACTTATCGTCATTATCCTTACTAGCCAAAAACTCAGGGTTGTTCGGATCATACTTATGAGGTATCAGCATAGCGGATGTAGAACCTATAACACCACCGGCTGTAGCACCAGCTGCCGCACTTACCAAGGCTTCAAGAACTTTTGGGTCTAACCCCGCTAGTTTTACCATCTTGTATCTCTGTATTTGATTCATCATTTTGATCTTCTATATTAAAGACTATTGAAGATACTTTATCAAAACAATTATTTGAACTAGCAGATTTTTTGACCGGGTTTCCGTTTACAATATCGTCGCACTTAGAACCGTTTGAGTTTTCAGCCGGAGTTTTACCAACTTCAATTTTAGAATTTTTAATCATTATTAATCTTCCTCCTCATCACGTTTGTCCCTAATAAATGCTATAACCCAAGAGTTGTCTCCCGGGAACTCGAATATTCCACCTAGGTAAGCTACTTTATAATCACTGTTCATGTGCGTTATTACAAAATCTCCATTTAGTTCACTAGGCTCAAATTTAACACCATTGTTGGGTAGCCGTATAGCCACCTGGTGTTCTGCAACAGAAACGTCAAGAGCTGGAAGATGAAGCGTATAAAGATCGTGCCTTATCTTGACTCGAATGTATGATATGTTATCAACCCTGGGTGCTACTTCCGGAGGTGTCTTTACTTCAGTATTATCAATACCTCCTGGATCTTCACCAGATAGTATTAAATCTTGTATACGTTTTCTTTTTGTTACCTCACTAGGTGGTATACCTGTATCAATATTTGTTTTAGACATTTTAAAGGTTATGTTTCAGTTTAGTTAATTCTATAACACGACTCAGAGATGCCGCGCTCAGAGCTTCAAAGCCATACTGCGAAGTAGGAGTTTCTAACTTAGATGCACGAAATAGAATAGTCTTCTTACCACCTATAACTGTTAGGTTGCCCCAGTCTGGTCCACAAGAGTAAAAAGCTTGAACAGAAAAACGGCTTAAATTTCTAATGTCAGGTGCCGCAATGTCAGCTAAAACCATACTTGGAGATATGCTGTACTCAGAAACTAATTCTTTAAATAGTAAACTGACAGCAACTAAGAACGTTTTAAATGTAGTGTCATCCAAATCCGATCTAGTATACATGCTACATATAGAATCAAATGTGACCGGACTTAGACAGTTAGTTGTAGTGTTTATAAACGATAAATAGTCTACACTGCAACGAGTGCATACGTCTTGTAGTGCCTTCATACGAGGTAAAGTTTTTTTAGTAACCCACCTGTGGTATTGTAAGTATGAGACACCTAAAAATGAAGCCATGTCATGACAGCTGAATCCGTGTTCTATACGCTTGAATTCAAGAAGTTCTGACAACTTTTCTTGGAGTAATGATCGTTCCATGATATATAAATGATAGATTAAAAGTTAATTGTAAAGACAAAAAACCCACAGCGATAAAACCGTGGGTTTTAGACTGAATTGCTCCAGTCTTTTGTCAGCGTGTGGCGCGAGAAATAAAGTTACGAAGCAGCTTGTCTCAGATTCTCAGGCAAGTTTTGAGTATCTGGGCTAACCTGGTTATTAACCTCAGCTAGAATAGATTCTCTTATGCTTGCTTGTTTTGATATCATCCGGTCTGCTTTAGCGTCGCTTTTGTTGAAAAGCTCAACTGCTTGTTCTGCAGTTGCACCAGAACCAGAAATCATCTGATTGATGAATCCTTGTGCATTTGCTTTTTTGAAACGAAGCTGTGCTTCTTCTTGAGTAAGTTCTTGATTTTTGCTCATTAGTATAATTCTAGGTTAGTTAGTCTTGAAAGTTAAATAAAATTATTAAGTAAATACGTTACTTAGTCAATTAAAAAATATTAGTAAGACAATACAAAAGAATAAGTGTACTGCTCCCTAGACAATAATTTTTCAACAGTGGACATATCTGACCAATCTAAATAAGTAAACAAACCTGTTATACGTTTAAAGTAAGAACGGTCCGAGGTTACTAAAATTTCCTGACCTATAATATCAAGTTGATTTTCCTGACTGTGAATTGGAATGTTTGGAATATTAGAGGCTTCTTTTAACAAGCGAGCTAAATTGTCGCCACCAATTTGTGACATAAAAACAACTCCTTGCTCTGAGCTAACGGCTAGCATAACGCTAGTATTTTTTTCTAAAACTTCTATATCTTCTATAGTTTTTACTTTAGTCATAGTTGAGAGTTAAAAAAAACACCAGCGCATTGCAAGGTGTTTTTTTTAAGGTAGTTAATTAAGGCTTTGTTATGAACTTACGATCAGGGCTGTAATAAGCCAGTGCATCTGAGTCTAACTCCCACGGAGTTTCTTTAGTATGAAAAGAAAAATTTATAGGAATTTTTGACAATGCAGCTGAATTGTTAAGTAACGAACCACTCGGTGTCAGTTCATCTTGAGAGAATCTGCAGGATGGACTGTAATCAAGTGGGTTCCACTGAATGTAAGGGGCTGGGCCCATGTCGACAGAGGAAGGTTGATCCTCCCAGATGTCAGATCCGAAGACGTATTCCTCAAATGTGTAATATGAGAAACAGGGAAGCAGCCTAGCTGTACCATTTTCTCCACTTTTGTAATATAGATGTTCCTTGTTTTGTGTAGGAGTGTCTATATCAGCAAAGCAAGTGAAAACACGAGACTCACCATTGTAGTAATATCTATCATTGTTAGATGTAAACATACGTCTGAGGTCTGAAACTTTAACTGGGAAGTGATCCGATCCAGCCCTATCCCAGCCCTGTACAGAACCAAGTTCCATACCGGCGCCACCATTAGCAGAAATCCAACTCCTGGTTATTGCCGAAGACGAGTCCAATGTATCCAGACAAGCGCCTGGTATAAAGGCTTCATCTAACTCGGCTGGCGTTGCACCTACCACAATAGTAAGCTTAGGACCTGTAGCCAGATTAAAAACAAACTTTTCATTAATGGTTGTGGTCGGTCGACCTATTGTTGATGTGCCTTGTTTTGTAGAACGAACATATGTAAACTGTATGTTATAAGTCTCAACATACAGTTTAGAAGTCTCCAACGGAACCCATGTCTCGGGACGTACAACTTTGTCCATAAACTTTAGTTTCGAAGTAGTCATATACATAGGTGTCTTTTCAATTGTAACTTTTTGATTATTATTATTAGTCATTTTTGTTTTTTATTATAAGATTAAAAGAGTACCAAATATATATAACACGTAGTATACGGCTATTCCTCCGGATTCTTAAACACAGTTTCTTTAGGAAGAGTTATAGAATCTTCATATTCTACCTGATAAGCACGGTACTCGTTTTTAGGTGTACTACTAACATACTCAACTAGATCTGTATCTTTACTTTTATAAAAACAAAAATCTACACGGCTGTTAGCGTTTATATTATTTTTCATAAGAGCCCGGTAAAGATCGAGTGTACACTCTAGAGTAGTACAGTCCCCATCACTAGTTATTAACTCTATGTAAGCTTGTCCCTCATCTGTGAGGTAAGGTTCGTTAATACGTGAGCAGTTGTAAGTCTCAAAGTTTGCCTTTGATGTTTTCTTCTTTGTTGTTTTCTTCATCTTTGTTGTTTGTTTTATTTATTAGTTTTGATACCCATCCCCAAAATACTGTGATTGGGAATGTTATTGTTTTAAATTTCAGCTCCATTTTCTCAGAGCAATAAACTCCGAGGTAAAAGCCTAACAGGATATATGCTATTATGTTTAGATCTATCATTGTGACGTTGTACTATCTTGTGATTTAGTATTATTTAACTTGTTGTGAACAGTTTGTTCTATAATCATTGATTTCATTCCACCCGTTCCGTCGCATTCGCTACATGCGTCTATATGGTAGATTTGACCTGGCTTGTATTCGAATCCAGTTTCGTTAGAGTGCGGAGTTATGTAAACAGCAGGACGCTCACAGCAAACGCATACAAATGTACACATTTCCGGTTCTAACGTTCTACCACAACATTTTGTATATTTTACATTTTCTAAAAACTTGACGGAACCAGTATCTAACCATTTACATTCATCCGAAACACTGACGCGCTTAGAACATTTACCACATGTAACCCATTCAGATGCAGCTATATCTTCTGGGTTTTCAAACTCTTCAGTACGAGTAAAGTATGGTGTCATACCCTTAGTACGTTGTATCATGTCTACTAAATAGCTTACATGTTTCTTAAACTTTGGATGTTCTTGTGGTATCATGAAAAATATTCTGTTAGATATTCATGTTTCTCATTATTTTCGAGTTTTAAAAACTCTAGTAAATCTACAAGTTTGTTTTGAGCAATCTTTCTTTTAGAATCACAGGATTTAAAATCCACCAAAGTTATGTCACCCAACAGTGTAACTGGATTCCCCCTAAATGGAGCTATGTAAATGATTACGCCTTCTTTATCCAACTTTGAAAGTTTAGACTTAAGTGTGGGCGGGGCTATACCAAGCTGCTCAGAAAGAAACTCAATATTTACTTCAAAGAAATCATTAACTGGATGACCATATGTTTGAACACTTTCTAGTAAGTCTTCGGTAGATTCCTTGTCAATAATTTTAACTTTACATATTTTTGTTTTTGAGGGTTTTGATTCTATAACGTTATTTGCTATAAGCACTGATTTAGCAGAAGTAACATATGCTGCATTGAGATTTAATTTTTTAGCAACGTCAACATTAGTTAACCGGGCTACTCCGTTAGAGTCAGCAACATTTGAGAATATAGTGTACACTGATCGGATAGTTTGCTCGTCAGGATATGTAGTTTCTAAGAACCACTGTTGTGTAGATATAGATCTAACGTCCTCTAATAGTATACACCTAGAATCTCCACCATCACGTCCAGCACGTCCAGTTTCCTGTACATATTGCTCGACCGAGCCTGGAATATCAACATGTACGACACAACGTATGTCACCCTTATCAACACCTAGTCCGAATGCATTCGTAGCAAACATAACCCTAACGTCATTACTCATAAACAAGTTTTGACTAGTTGTTCGCTCGTCAGAACTCATACCGCCGTTGTAGACTAAACAGTCTCCTGTTATCTGACCCTTTAGTGTAGTATATAACTCCTGTGTTTTCTTACGTGTAGAGCAGTAAACAATAGTGCTACCACTCATACTGTTAAGTGTAGAACGTAACACATCTATACTGTAAGGATATCTTTCAAACGTAAGATTCCTACGTTGTGGATAAAATGTTATCCTCTCAGCCCCAGTTATTGTTAATGTATCTCTTACATCAGTTTCCATGTCTGGAGTCAATGTTGCAGTTAACGCTAAAACAACTTCCGGAGAAATGTCAGAAACAAAATCTCCTATCTTTACATAGTCTGGGCGAAAGCTATGTGCCCACTGTGAAACGCAGTGAGCCTCATCTACTACAACCATGTTAGGTTTATAACAACGCATCATGTCAACGAACTGCTCGTTTTGCAAACGTTCGGGTGCAACAAGCAAAAATTGAAGATCACCTCGCTCCCAATCAGCTATAACTGCGTTATTTTCAGAAGCAGTTTGTCCAGAGGATATTTGACCAGCCTTATAACCTTTATCCCAAAGTGACTCAACTTGATCTTTCATAAGTGATACTAAGGGACTAAATATAAGAGCTTTCCATTCTAGTGCACGAGTAGGTACAATGTATATAGCAGACTTACCGAAGCCTGTGGGTAATACACAAAGTGTATCCCGCTTCATTAATAAGTTCATAACGGCTTGATCTTGACCCTCTCGTAATGAGCCAAAATTTAGTTCTTTTAAAACTTCTTCTATTTTCTGACACCCCTTTAAGTAGCTGTCTCCACAGGATTTAACTTCTCTAGGTTTTAACTTCGCACTAATTGCCATAATTTTTTAAAATTTAAAAACTGATCGTCAATAGATTTGTATGCATTAGATTGCATAACATCTTCACCTAGTGACAAACAAGCTAAGTTTACGTTAAAATTAAAACGCTCCTCTGCTGTAATTATAGCAGGACCATTATAATGATTCACAATGTCCTTCTGGACATGATTACTGTTCCATGTTGGATCGGGTAGCATACAACGCCTAGACCACCACCAGGCAGCCCTCTGTATAAGAGACAAGTTGTGTATACTCACCATGTATGTACTAGGCCCAGAAACATTATAGTATACGTTTATAGTTTCTATAACAGGATCCCAATCTCTTGCCGAGACTAGTGTTGTATGTAACTCGTAAACTTTATGATCTAAAACTTCAGAGCCTTTGGTGTGCTCAAGTACAAGAGTGCAAGGAGTATCAGGATGCCGTGGATGCATATTGGTATAAGCATCTATTGCAGGATAAACGTAAACAACATGTTTGTTGTAAAACGGATCTGGTGGTGATGGTGTACCGGGATTGGTTGTCATAGTGATTGGGTTATTTCGTGAATAATATTTTTGTTCATAAATTTGTGATCAACTAAGACAAATCCATATCTGTCATCAGGTGTAAAATCTACGAAACTACATTCGACTTGAAAACTGTCAAACAAACTTCTTGAAACGAAGAACGCTCCTATAATCTTGTCATAGATAGTTGCAGTGTCATCAGGAATATACAGTATCATATCACCTAGACGAGGAGGGTTTCCTCTATCTACGTACATGTGTTTGTTAAATTGATTTAAATAACTGTGTATGTCCTCGAAGATAACTGAACCTTCACTGTCAAACTCCTTGGTAGGTAGCGGTCCTATGACCTTTTCGTACGAAGTATGATTTAAATGCCAGAAACAAATTTCTGGCTTACGTCTGCGGCGAAGAAAATAATAAGCTACTCCTTGTAAAGGGTAGTGTATATTATCCACTTACGGCTCGTATTGATATTCTTTGTCCGAACTTAATAGGGATGCTACAGGCACTATTGCTAAGTTTATATCATTATCCCCACCATGTCCTATACTAGATTTAACTTTTAACTGTTTGCAGTAAAAGTTTAAATCAAATTTAATTGCTGCAAATAACAGCTCCATGTTGTTCCTTTCTTCAGTAGCATATGCTATGTAAAGCCCGTCCAACCCAGATAAAACTGAGTCATGTACTAGTACCAAACATTCCAAATCATTGTTTACTATACGCGACACAAAAGAAGACTTAACCCCCCTATGCATATCTGCATATAGGGGGTATCTATCTTCGTAAACTAAAAGGAAATCTCTATTCGCTATTTCCCTATAAAAAGGACCTACTGTTACGTCAATCCGTTCGTATATTGTATCAAGTATAGCTTCCCAATCCGAGTCAGAATCTATGACTATGTTCAGTTTACTCAGTGTCAGTTTCAGATTGTACTTGCTCAGTTTCATCTTCTAATTTTTCAAGTTCGTCGTTAGCAGTGTCTGTAACAGTGTAACCAACAATGTTAAGTTGAGAACCAAGTTCGTCCTTGAGATGACTATCCATAAATTTTGGATAAAAGTCTTCTGCTGTTTCACCAACTATATTCAACTCTTCACACGAATAACGTTTTCGGGTTTCCACTACACCACAGTGCTTGTTAGTAGCTAGCCAAGCTGCTGTAGTGTTTCCCATATAAAGAGAAGGTTGTTTCCATGTCTCAGTATCGAGGTATGGGCGACCTACTACTTCAAACTCAAAGAATCCGCCTTCCGGCCCGTAAGAGTTTTTTGCCACAGTTGCCTTTATTATAGAACCCACTTTTTCTGTACCACGTTTTGCCACACCCTTACGTGTAAGTATTAATTGCAATGCTGCGTTTTGATTAAAAGCATTACCACCAATCTTTGTACGGTTATAGCTTGCAGCAACCTCAGGTGACATAAAACTGCCACCACCGAAACCTGTACTTACTTGCTGATTCTGGTGCGATACAATCATTAACACAACATTGTTCTGCTTTAACCAAGATGGAAGTATTCTACACCACTGATGAGCAAATTTACTATGTCCAAAATTGACCTTGTCAGTACCAAATTCTTTCTTTTTAGCATCCTCAGCATAGAACGATCTACCCATAGCTTCGTTAGGAGACATAAGCTTTGAAAAAGAATCTACAGCGCAAACAAGTGGAGTACTTTTAGGCACGCCAATCTGGTTACGACAAACTTCTACAAAATCTTCTAACGCTGCAACCATACTTGGTATGTCATCGCAAGTCTGCATAGTAATTTTAGAAAAAATGTTTTCTGCAGCTGTTGGGTCGGGATGTAGACACCTACGAACACGTTCATCATTCATTGGCTTACCTTCTGTCTCCACGTAAAAAAATGGAGAACCTTGTGCCATAGCATTGCCTGCTATGGTAAATATCAAAGAACTCTTACCCACACCGTCTTGTCCTAATATCTCTAACAGTGTACCATGCGGGAGACCACACATACCCAGGGTTGCCTGCATGTAAAAACTGTCTAAGGTTACATACTCACGTTGTAGATCAGACATAGCTGTAACAGAGGATGCTGACTTTCGTTTGCTGGCCATAGCCAACATTGTTTCTTTTACTTGATCTGAAAAACTATTGTCTTCCAAAAGATTGAACTCACAACTAGGAGTTTCAACTATTTTTTTCTTTCTTGGCATTATATTTTGTTGGTATAAAAGTCGGGGGCCAGATGACCCCCGACTTAATTATTCAAGTTTTAGCTGTTAGGAGAAACTCCGAGTTTTGCACATAAGTCAAAAAACTCTGGAAGTTCTTCCGCTGCTAAGTTGTTTGGATTATCCTTAAACTTAGCAGCCAAGTCATTGTAACGAGCTACGTCGGGACTAGAATCTGCTTCAGTAGCAGCTCCTACTTCCGGTTCAGTGGTATTACCTACGGATGCTTCTACGGGTACACGTGGAGTAGGTGCAACTTCAGCAACCTTTTCGGCTGGTGGTGTTGGTGTACTACTAGTACCTAAGGTATTAGCTTCCTGAGCGTTTTCTTCCACATCACTTTCTACCGTAGTTTGACTAGGTATGGAGTATGTTGCTTCCTTTGCTTGGCCTGATTGCTTTGGTATGTCATTTTCAGCGTACTGAGAGCAAGCGCGCTCAATAATGTCATAAGGAACAATACCATCCTGGACAAGATACTCTAGTATCTCGTCATAAGACCAAATTCTAGTAACATTTTCGTCATCAGATATACTGTAACGATTAGTCAAAGCACCAGGGTTATCTGTAATATCCCACTTCTGATGACCATCAAGACGACCGGGTGCGTCTGCAAAATGAATGCCAGCAAATCGTATAGATTCATTAGCTTCAGCAGAAGTCTCCCTTACTGTTGCAGCAAGACCCTCCGATGGATGCGTGACGTCGCCATACAAGAAATCTTCCCAGTCGCGGGAAATAACTTCGTCGTTACGTCCAGCACGTCCAGCAAGCTTACCCTTAAGATCTGTCCAAGCAGCATTTGTGAAAATCCCGACTTGATTCTCAGTACGCTTACTATTAAGATCTGTCATCAACAGTACGTTAGTTAGAACAAAGTAACGCGGAGTTGGTGCTGCTGCACGCTCTTTGAAACTTTTATCCTCTGTAAGCTGACGTACCAACGGATCGTCAGATTTCTCAGCAAAGTTACGGATGTCCAGTATAGGATCCTTACCAACTTTACTGTGACCACCGTGAACAGCGGACAACGGAGACAATAGCGATACGTTTCCTTTTCCAAAGAACGTATAACCTTGAACCACAAAAAACCAGCTACTAAAGCCAGGAGTTTTGGTTTTCCAATCTTCCGGAAGCTCTTTATTCCGGTAAGGTACGTGTGAACTTTCAAAATCAGGAGTACCTTGTTTGTCCTGATCAAATGCCGGCAATAGTCTCAAGAAATATTGAGACGACGCTTTAAACTGGGTGCTTTTAACACCATCGTGAAAGAACCCGTGAGTAAAACTCCGGGAACTATCTGCTTGGGATCCACCTATTAACATAATGTATATTTTTTTATTTGGTTAGTTTAATTCAGTATCTTGTGAATACATAACAAAAAGGAATGATACCATGTGTGGTACCAATTATATATAACGTAAAATTAGCAATAATTCTATTGTGTGTTTAGTAATAATGATTCTTCTTTAGATGGTTTCATACCCCACCTAAATGAAAAGTCAACATCTATAGCAAACTGAAGTGTTTTACTATTAACATCCCAGGTTGTACCGTCACTCATACATTTCTGCAAAAGTTTTCGGACTTCCCATCTTTCTTCTATAGGACTAAGTACAGTCAATGCGTCGTGTAGTAGTATCATAGGTCTAGCACTCATACCGCGTGCTTTAAACTCAGCAACTAAAGAATTAACAGCTCTAGCCATAGTAGCAGCAACAATCTCTTGCATAGGATAGTTCCTAGCTTCCCTAGCTAGTGGAGCCATTAGAGACTTTCGGGCTCGTTCCGATAAACCTTCTGTAGATAACCCATGTGTATGAAAATGACGAACCCTACCTGATATCGATCTATAGTAACCGGGCTCCTCTACGCAAGCTTCCTGTGCTTTCAGAAAAGCTGCAGCTACAGGAAACTTAGTTTCATAAGCATCTATTAACTTTTCACCAATATCCGGATCAGGCTTTATACCTGTGATACTCTCAATGGTTCTTTCGAGTAACTTAGGTGACGCACCATATGGTATAGAAAACATACCTATCTTACCAGCAAGCCTATCTATATCCGCATCTAGTTCTTCTCTAGATTTACTGTGCATTGTCTCGGCCATCTCCCAGTGCATATCCCTAAGCGGTCGTATGTACTCACCAGAGTTATCAAGTATCAAGCAATCGTCGTGATCGGCTATATTTTCTAACCTGGCACAATCAATTCCTTTAAAGCGAATCCACGGTATGGAATATTCTTCTGCTTTATCCGAGTTTATCTGTACGAAGTTCTTATCTCCGGAAGAACAGACATCTATCATCTCATCATCCCCAGATATATAAGCTAATCCAAGCACCTCTGCAGTTTCCAAATCAGCGTCAACAAGACACCAACCTTCTGGAGCCTCTACACATGATCGTAAGCTGTAAGGTTTGTCCTGACCTAACCGCTTGAAAGCTGCTTCGATCGGACGTGTAATAGCTTTTGGGTAGTTCAATACGTTAGGATTCCAAGTACGAGGACGACCAGTTTCTGTTGTAGCAAAATTACAGTGAAGCCTACCATCAGATTGTATCCATTTATGTAGACCTTGTTCTTTACCATTAGCATCTGGACCTTTAAGAAACATCTTCACAATGTTGCCTACAGAGTTTAACTCCAAGACCCGAGAAACTAAAATACATTTCTCAGATAGTATTTGTATAGTTTCCTTATCAGTAGATGGTGAATGCTCTAATTGTCTAGCTTTATCCAACTTCAAAACAGACTCCCAGGGCATTTGGACACCATCTTTCTTAGTAGTCTTTACAGGTTCAAACTTTTTTACAGAAAATAACCAACGTCGTTTATGAGCATCACTTCTTATTTTAAACTCATTTGCGTCCCACCAATGCTCAAACAAAGGTAGAAATTCAGGAAACGATTCCGGATTTACTAGGCTTTTAAGTTTAGTTAAACATTTATTATGTACATCTGTTAGTTCTTTAATACATTCAGATTTTTCACTTGAAGATAAATTTTCTTTTATTTCAAGTGGTTCAGAATACATCGCAATAATTTTTGCAGAAGAATATTTAGCAGAATCCCAAGGAACATATGTTGTATCTAACTCTGGGTAAGTATACAGTTGTTCTCTAAGTTCAAATCTACGATTGTCTAGTTGAACCAATTCACTAAACAGAGTGTAACCAGCTTGGCCGAATGCTTTGTAGAGCTTTTCTGCTAGAAAGAGATTAGCTTCTTCTTTAAGACTCATCCTAAGCTCGAGCAGTAGCAGAGTTTCATTATTTGTGAACACCGAGCGCATTACATCTAGATAAGATCTATTTATAGGTAACCCGGCAAGAGCCATTTCAAAAAACGAGTCGGCAACATATGGTAAGTTTATATCGAAATAATATGAATTTAATTTTTCCGCATAAAGCTTTTGTAGTAAAATGGGATAAGCCCTCATTACAACATCCACATCCTTACAAGCGTAAGGTATAAGTACGTCGTCTGGTATACGACCATAACCTTCATCAGATGTTATTTTTAATTTTTTCTTAGTTAAGAATAACTCTGTGTCGTAACGACCGAGGTCCGTGTACTTAAGTGATAAACGTTCTAACTTTAAGTCTGCATACTCATCTAACAAGAACTCAGCATACATAGTGTCAAACGCACATTTCTGATAAGTATCAACACCTAAACAATGATGCATCCACATAAAGTCAGCACACAAGTTATGACCTATAAACTTATAACCTTTGTTAAGAAAGTTACCAACTTGTTTATAGATGTCTGGTTGCGGCTTATCCCAAACCCATAAACCGGCTTGGTCCCTGAACATTATGTAAGCTGCTTTACCCGGTGCCCAACATAGCTGAATAGATCTTAGTGTACCACTAATATAGGTATCACCTGCCCACTCACAGTCTACACTTAGTACAGAGGGCTTAAGAGCTTCAATATCAGAAAACAGTTTAACTAACTCAGTACGTGTAGAGACTGTTTTATAGTCTATTGGGTGTGTGGGTATACCTACTCCAGCTACATCGTCTAGATGTCGCTTTACACAAGCTAAATCGGTTATGGAACGACTTATGTATTCAGGCTTAAGGAAAGAAGTAGTAAGCTGATCCGTAACATAAACCAAACAGTCATAATAAGTACTGTGGAAAAACCCACCGTGTACGTCTTTAAATGTAGCTTTGAAATCAACAAAGAAATCAAAAACTTGTTTCCCCAAGCAAACAATTATTTTAGGAGATACTTCTTCAATCTCTTTTTCAATTATTGTTTGACTCCAACGTAAATCTTCCATCTTTGGGCGCATGTTACGACCCATTGGAAGTGTGTATTTACATAATGTTGTATAATATATTTCGTCGGTGTTAAAACCAACTCTTTTTAGATTCCGTAAAAACAGATTAGATGCTGGACCTTTTAATAGTCTTGCCGGAGATGTCCGATCATTAGCCTCCTCGAATAATACACATGGGGCAACAAACATAACATCTGCAGGTTTTTTACCCACACCTGCAAAGTGAAGTACACCATCTATAGTTCTATTTTTATTTAACGAATTTGGCGGGCTAGACTTGCACCACTCAGGGTACTCGCCTTTTGCCAGCTGACGTTTTATTTCTGACACTTTTTTGTAATATTTTTATCTAGATCAATAGTTTCAAACAAAGTACGATTGTAATCACCACAACCTTGGTAATAAAGAATACTTTTTAGTCTTAAGGAAAGATCGGGATCCGAATCTAGGTTTATAGAGCATTTATTTAATCTATCGATTATTGATTGCAACATGTTAGCTGTGTAGCTCAATTTAACTATTTCGTCTTCCAATTTATTCATAAGCTTAAGTATTCGTTTATCTCAGGTTTTACAACGGAGTCAACAATATGCTGTGGCATATCTCCGTAGTCATTGTATTGCTTTGGTGGTTTGATAACTTTCAAAGAAACTCCGTAGATTGACAACACCGAAGTTACTTCATCTAGTAACGTTTTACTAGCATCGTCATTTTGTATAGCTAGTACTACTTTGTCAAACCTTCTCAACAATTTTGCTTTATCTGGGCTAAAATGTTTACCCATAACTGCGCAAAAAGGAATACCAAGACGCGCTGAATCCAGCGGGCCCTCGGTCAAACCTATGACTTTGACATTTCTATCTTTGTTAAATTCAACGGCTGCATCAAATCCCATTAAGGCTAAAGTAGTATTAGTGCCAGGGGCATGAATATACTTAGCCGGATTCCAACCATCTGCGACATTTTGTAGTGGTACCCATTTACCACTAGCATTTTTTGATTCCATAGGAACCCATTTTTCGTAAGTAGGGTGGTAATAATGTTTAGTACCATCTTCCGAGAAATCAAGGATACGACCCTGCCAACCTAAACGAACACCATCTACGTATATATAAAATATAAGCCTACACTGGGGTGTAATAGAAAAACCGCCTGATAACCTTTTAGTAGGGTAATCAGCGCGTGCAGTAGTACAGTAGGCTGCTTTGAACTGATCATATAGTTTCTGTGGGTCGTAATCACGTGATTTTATATAAGCCACTACAGGATGCCCATCAGGTAAGTCTATAACAGGAGTAACATCTCCCGGAGGCTTTGGTATAGAGTTTCCATTTTTATCTTTTTCTAAGTAGTTATCATTACGTTTAATAGTTATAGTGTGTTGGGCATCGGTAAAACCCCTACGCTTTAAGTTTGTCATAGTACGTAAATCGTCTACCGAATATGGTGTATTTGTTTTCATACACATACCGCACAAATCTACGCCAGATTCATATTTATCGACGTTTACTGCTAGATGCATTTTATACAGTTCACTAGGACCGTATTGTTGTAAGCAAACAGGCGAAGCCATATAAAAATGAATCCCACTCGCCTCCTTAGTTATACGGATGTTACCATGTCGTATAGATAGCTCTCTAGCTAACCTCAGTGCATCTCTACTGATACCAGCTCGTGTAGCCTCATCTAGTGATGGGCTATAAGTTATTACACTTTGACTCATGTTATTAATGCCATTGTTTTTCCATTTTTTATTAACTCTAGTTCTACACCCTCGGCCCAACCTTGCAGGACGTAATGTGGTTGTTTTTGAGAAGTTTTTGTTTCTACAGGAACATTACACACTAACTCATCAACTAACAGACAACTACCCTTCCAGTGTACAGTCATGCATTGTTTATGCTTGTTGTAGTGAAAGAAGAATCTGAAGCAACCAGGTCGTGATCTCCGGTTTGGTAGTATATTTGCAGACATCTTAGTGAAGTATTAGTCGTGGCTGGTCTTCTAAGTCTACCCACTCACTTTCGGATAAAAAATAACCTTGGTTATCTGCCGATTGATTGGGTTTGTAAAAAGACAAGTCTTTTACTAACTCAGGCTCATCTAGTAACTCCCAGCAAGTAGTATGAAATGCTCTGTAGTCAGGATACTGAGATGTATCCCAATCAAGGAAGTTAAATTCACCAGAACCAACGTCACCGTAACCGTCATATATACCATGTATAATAGTAGCTGGTGTTGATCTGTAAGCTTTACAGTAGAGAGCTACTGTTACTTCTGCTGCCCACTTTGTTTTTTCATCAAAGTTACACGCACTTATAAAGGCCTTATTGCAGGCCACACAATTCCATGAAAAGAATCCCATTTTTTTAAATCGACGTTAAATGTTGTCGTAATGAGCACAGGGTTTGTTCGTAAGTTTTTATCTCTGATTCTAGCGTAGTTAATTTTAAATTATTTTTTAACTTTAAATCGGCTACACTAGTAACGGATAACAACTTTACGTCCAAACCCCTACATGCTACTAATAAATTACTGTACACATCTAAATTTGATATGCACTCTACTGACACAGTTTGTAACAAGTTTTTAAACTCAGCGTCATTACTTGTAAGATAACCTACGTAATGCTCATACAAACTATTGTACAAAAACACAAATCTAGAGAAAGCTGGATAAGACGATTCGTCATCAACTATAAAAGCCTCTATTAATTCAGCTTCAGACATATAGTTTAGCTTTTCTCTTAAAGCGTATTTTGTAGTTCTACATATTGAATAAAATTTATCTTCGGACATTGAGTACATAGACTTTTCATTTTGCTTCGTATTCAAAGCAATTTCTAATTTTTCAACCTCTTCGATAATTTGATCTTTGTCACAATAATTAAGTTCAGTTACTCCCTTCGGAAACTTAGAAAGAAATGGTCTATGCTGTTCTTTATGTATATGAGTGTTACAAATTTGTATAGCTACTTCGTTTTTGCTAAACATATTTGGAAAGCTATTTTCTAAAACTTTTTCTATTATCTCTACATTTAGACTAACATAAACTGTCGTACCGTTTACTGTTCTGTTAATAAACTTATATTTTTTTTCTAACTTTTCCATAGCATGACTAACTTGTTTTTTTGACAAGTAGGTCTGCTCGGAAATATTGGATACACTTAATTTTAACTGTTTACCATAGTATCGTTTCTTACCATTTTTTTTAGGAGATAACCAATATACTATTTTACTAAATACCACACATGTTGGTAAATCTGTCCCGGATCTTAGTTTAAATATTTTCTTAAAAGCATCAGGTATCCAATCTCCTCTTTTAAAAAATTTATTCATTATAACACAAAGTTCCATTTCCGTATTATTAGTTTCCATAGTTAAACACTGTTAGTTCCAGATGGTACCATAAAACGCTGGTAACCAAAGTCTCGGAGCATATCTATCATACCCCCAGTTCCCTTACGTGCTTTATCTACGTTAAACTTTTGCGCTATGTTTGGTCCCGATAGGTCATCATTTAATTTTGTACTTACATATATAGCATTAGAGGCTTTATCCGGGATGGATGTACACTCTGCTAGCATTGATGAATCACATCTCCATTTATTGTAAGCTTTTACTTTATTAAGCTGAGCAAACAATATTACAGACAAACGCATTCGTTTAGCCATAGCATGCAAGTGTTCGGCACCTTCTAAGTACATAATACGCAAATCTTTATTACTATCTTTTTTTAGTGCGCCACCTAACCAGTCAAATATTATAACCTCCGCCGGAAACTCATCTTCTGGATCTTCCATTATTGCCTCTATAGCTGCATCTAAATCATTTTCTATTGATTGTCCGCCACCTTGTGACCAATCTAGAAATTTAATGTTAGCATTCATAGCAGAAATTGTACTTATAATTTTTAAACTATATTTCCTAACATTAGATACTTCCGGTGGTATAACCGAGTTTCCCGGATTTGGGTTTTGTGTAAACATATTAAAAGGTATAGCACATTGATTTGCTAAAAACCTAGGTGTTAGCTCGGATGGAGGCTGCTCTGTAGTAACAAATATTACCTTACGACCCATAGTTGCACATTGAGCTGCAAACTGACAAGCTAGTACAGTTTTACCACCACCAGTGGTAGCTGCACAGACTGTGGATTCTCCACGTCTAAAGCCACCAGCTAACTTGTCGTCTAACGTATGTATACCTGTTGGTATTACAAAGCCATCGTCATGCTCAGTCTGCATACCCTCAATAAACGACAAAGATTTCTTCTCTTGTCTTGATTTGGCAATTTTTATTCTACGTAACTTAACTTCTAAGTCATCTATAGTTACAGCTGTATCTGCGGATTGAGATAACTGCATTATACTATCTACCATTCCAGCATCGAACCAAGCGTCAAATAAATCGCCACGTATGAAACTGGCTGTGTCTGTATTAGCCCTAGTATATATACCCGAAAGGTATGTACTTATATTTTCCGCTTCTTCGGGTAATAACCTGCCTCCTACCTTACAACCGTCAATGTAGTCTGTAATAAACTCCATAGGCACGAGTTCGGCTTTTGCTTTATCTCTGAATTCACATATTGCTTCAAAGATTATCTTATTGATATAACTATCAAATTTACTGTGCCTGGGTCCTAACTCAGATGATAGGTTTCGTATACTTTCTCCATAGTCATAAAAGAACTTTTTGGATCCTATAAACGCTGCTATAATCTGGTTTTCAACAATAGTTGGGTTTTCTTTAACCGTACTTATCAAACTCATAAATCTTTTCTATTTTAAATTTAAACTTACGTAGCAGTTTTTCAATACCGCTATTTACAATCATTTCTTTTTTAGTAGAGCTTACATACTTACGCCATATTCGCTTAGAACCCTGACAAAAGTACAAACGTATCCAAGAACTTATTGGTACTGTGTCTTTTAACAAATATTCTTCTGCGGTAATACCTTGATATTTAAGTGCAGAAAAACACTGATTTGTTGCAGATTTTAGTTCTGACAACAATTTATTTTCTTCTATTAAGTGACCACCTGCTAACTCATACTTCTCATATGCTTTTTCACACATGATACCGTGTAGGTGGTTAACGTAGGGTCCTCCATGTTTTTTACCAACTTCAGATGCAAATACTGAGTTTATAAAATCTTCCGGGCGCGCGTCTAATGCTTCACACTTTATAGCTGCTTTATTCCAATTTTCTTTTGTATCAATTTTTCTGCTAGGTCTATAACTACGACCTAGTTGCTTTGTTTTTTTATCAATGAATAACGTTCTTAATTTTGTTGCTGTGTTTTCAATTTCTAACAGGTCATAATCTATCATATTAAACTAATTCTAAATCATTTATAGATTCTACTATTTCAACTTCGTAACCCATTTTTCTGTAAGTACGCATTCTGTTGTCACAATCTGTAACCACCTGCTGCCACATAACAGAGTTTTCGGATATAGCTTCGTTACTATTTTCTCTTGGGTCATTCACACACTCTAGCTTGAAATCTATAAGGTAACCCTTAGACTTCCCATCTATGACTTGAGCTAGACGACCGGGCTTTTGTATAGATGATATCGATCCACCACCTCCCGATGCGTTAACCATGACCCTAAGATCTGGAAATGTAACTCCCTGGGCGTATATGCTAGTCGCTATGCAGCGCTTTATATGACCAGCCGCCATGTTTTCAAACAAAGCTTTACGATCTTTAGCTTTCATACGACCAGCTATTGCTACTTCACTATCGTCCACAAACTCTGATAACATATCGGCTTGTTTCTTTTGATCTATAAATATCAAGGTTTGCCACTCAGTTGGTATTACAGATCGAGTTAATTCTCTTACTAACTCAAACAGATAAGTATTTTTCCATACAAGTTTCCTGTAAGCAGCGTCTCTAGTAGAACAAGGCCAAGCTTCGAATGGTACTTTTAAGAAATAAACTTTGATAGGACAAATAGCACCTTCTTCTACAGCTTCTGTAAATGATCTACTAGCATGTATAGGTCCTATCAAACCGGTTATTAGCTTATCACCACCATCGTACCTACCTTCTAGTGTTGCTCCGAATCCGTAAATCCTAGCATTCCTAAACCTAGCTAGTAACGGAGCCCTACTTTCTGACACCGCTGCGTGTGGCTCGTCTATAAGTAGTAAATGTACATCTTCAGCGTTTAGTTTTTGCAAACTATCAAAAGAACAAACAGTAATATCATTTGATGGTATTTTATTTCTAGATCCGGTAAATATTCCTTTAACTTCTCTGTTTGGTAACCATTCTCTTAACTGTACTACTAGCTGGTTAAGTAAATCAACTCCCGGGGCTGCTACAACTGTCTTAGTTCTAGGAAATACTCTAGCTGCATTTGCTATCATAACAGTCTTCCCGTAACGAGTAGGTGCTTTTAGTAATCCTGACTCTCCCTTAGACATTAGTTCATTAAACAATTCTTTTTGACTGAATCTAAAGCTTCCAGCTAAATTAAGCTTAGGATCCGGCATTACTCGTCGATGATCATAAAACTCAATAGCTTTATTATGTTTTCTACATATTTCTAAAACTTTGTTTTTAAAACCCTGCATAGTCATAATAGTCCTGTTCTCAGGGCCTGGATGTACTATGCTGTACAGCTTTTCAACTGTTCTTTTTGTTTCTCTTCTACCTTTAGCTGGGTTCCAATCTAAAGATTTTTTCGTATACGTCAGGGCTTTTTCTAATTCTTTGAAAGACCCCATTACTGTTAAGCTTCCGCTAAACCAGAATATCTTTATCAACATTAAAATCTTTTTCTCCTAAAATGATTATTGTTTTAACTGTGAACCTCCCGCAATGGAACTTTTTACCGAATTGGGATATACCTATAAACTTACCAACTACGGTAAATATTTTTATTAAATCTTCTTTTGTTGGTGAGTTGTCTAAATTTTCATTAATTCGCACAGAGAATACTAATTCATTACCCGCTGATACACCTTCAAACAGATCTACATTTGTTTTATTATATACTCGTTTTAGTACATTAACTTCTGGGAAGTCTATACCCGGCTCTAAACTTACACTGTTCTTATTAAAGTCTAACTTTAAATCTGCTGCTGCTGCCGCCATATCTTCTTTCCATTCTTTTTCGTTAACAGCAAGTCTGTTGTCGTGAGTACGTCTTAACTGGCGGACCCCATTTACCCGGGGTCCACCACCTAAGTAGTTTGTTGTTAAAATTATTTTAACTTCAAGTATCACTGCAGATTTAAGGTTGTACTAAAAGATTCTTCAAGTAAAGGATTATGATCACACACCCACACTTGATGGTCTATACACCTTAACAAGTCTTGTAAACTCTTAAACATAGAACATAGTCTTTCGACGCCATCTTCGTCTAAATGCGTAGACGGTTCGTCAAATGTCTGGAAACCTATATCTGGTACGAGCTCTTGTTGTACGGACAGTAAGAATGCAATACACAATCGTACTTTTTGTCCACCTGACAGTCTGTTCATAGGCAACCGCACCATATCTTTTCCGTCAAATCTTTCAAAAACGAATGAAAGAAAAGCGTCTGGATCTATATCTACTGTAAAATCAGCATTTAGAATCGTCAGGTTTTCTGATGTGAGTTTTGCTAGTATCGTAAACTTGTGAGCTATGTAAGCGCTAGGTAGTCCTTTTTTTGATAAAATTTCTTTTATTTCACGTAACTCTTCAGCAACAGCCAGTCGACTTTTATTTTTAGTCATTCTGTCTTGTACCTCAGCATACCTGTTATTTATCTTATCAAATGATTCACTAGCTTGTTTTAACCTACCCTCAGCCTCCGACCGTTGTAACTGTAAGCATTCTAATTCTTTTATTAATTTTTCATTATCTAGTCCTATAAAATCACTAAGGTTTAGAGACTCTAAAAACTCAGGTATGTTTTTTGAGTTTGTTACACTTTTTGTGTGATTTGAGTCTAGCATAGCTTTCTTACTAACTACAAAGCTGCTGTTGTTTGCAAGCTTTGTCTCGGCCTCGATAACTCTATACAGATCTTGCTCCAATAGTTTTACAGTAGCATCTTGTTCATTTATAGCTTGGTTTATAGTTTCTAATTCTTTTTCTTTACTACCTATGTTGGCACCATCCATTAAGCTCACCATACTTTCGGTGTATCGGTGAAAATCCTTAGTCATATGTTCCAAACGTATTTTATTTATTTGGTTTTCCGACATCAGGTTGTGTTTGGTGAGTTCATAGTTACTGAACCGTTCGGTATCTTTTGCTATTTTAACTTCTACTGATCCTTTATCTGCAACTGCTATTTTTAGTTCTTTATTCCAAGTTTCGACATCTCCAGAATTTAATTTACTGGATATATCTGACCCACATGTAGGGCACGTTGCAGACTCACTGTCACACGTATGATATATTGATAGTAACATACCTAGTTTTTTTATTGAGTCTTTAGCATCGTCTAGTTCTTTTTTATAAACTTCTATATTAGTATCTGGTATAACTAACTGCTCTAGACTAGTATCGTTACTAGTAATTAACTTTTCTAGGTCTTCGATTTCATTTTTAGTTTCTGTTATTTTTTGTAGGGTATTTTCATACCGTATTTTTGCATTTTTTTCACTAATTACATTAGATTTTTTCTGCAATAACTCTGTTGAACTATTTCTGGATTCTTTTAACTTATCTTCAAGTTGTATTCTGTCCACAGTATTCCACCTAAGGTTAATAGTACCGATTGTAGTTTTAGTAAGTTTATCATCGGACCCTATCAGTGTTATCTCTCTAGATAGTCTTTCGTTTTCATCCGAAAGCCTGATCTGTTCGTAAACGACAGATGTTATAGGTTTGTAGTCAGTTACTCTAGCTAGTTGTTTTTCAAGCAGTTCTTTCTCTACAATAGAGTCCATACGCTGAATGTTTATTTCGTCAGTCAAGCCTTGTAAATCTTCAACACCTGCCTGTAATGACTTTAGCTTTGTATCTACTACTGCTGCATATCTCTCGCAGAACGAGAGATTGACTAGCTTTATAAACAACTGTTCACGCGAGGATTCTGTACCAAACAACAAGTCATTTAAACTACCTTGTTTTAGAAAACAGGCATTGGACAATGCTTTTTTATCAACAGATAACATTCCTTGTATTTCGCTCTCAATTTCTTTTGAGCTAGTTACTACTTTACCGTCTTTCTCGAATTCTTTTTTGGGTGTTTTACCTACCTCTCGCTTTATGCGTATACTAGCTCCGTCTTTTTCTATTAGTAATTCAACAAAACCTTTCTTCTCACCTATTGTTACTGAATCTTCTATTTTTCCCTCGATCTCACCTGTAAGTGCATACTTTACAGAATCTAGTATTGTACTTTTACCAGATCCGTTCTTGCCGAGTAAACCAACAACTGGAGCATCTCCAATCTCAAATGATAAATTTCGATGTATACCGAAATTATTAAGTGTTATTTTTTTAATTTTCATATCTTAACTGGATCTACTCCATACTTCATCATAGCAAGAATGTTTGCTGCTTCTCGTAGCACTTCAGTTGAATCACTATGAACTTCATACGCTTTTACTTTTTCATGCCGTAGACGATCTGTGTCTGTAGCAGTATACTCTAACACGCGAACATTAAACATATCGATTAAAGCACCTGCGACACCCACACCACTTGTTGTGACAGCTTTTTTTAGTTTTTTAAACTCAATTGTTTTTTTAGATTTCGATATAATTTTTTTGTATATCCTATATATAATGTTTACTACAGATTCCGTCATTAAGTCTTCGTACTCAATATAAAAACCAAAATACGCTGGAGTAAAAAGATCAAACCACCCCTCACAGGGCTGTACTGTAAGTATAAACCTAGGATCATAAATTTGTTGGTAATGTCCACTAAGTGCGTCATACAAATAATTGAATGTTTGACCGTTAGCGTTAATACACTCTCCCAAAATCCTTAGACCATTAGCTTCTTCTAGGTCACCATACTTTGAGTCTGTGAATGCTCTATGTCCACCATACGGGTGGTAACGGGCGTACGTTCTTTGTCTTGTCAGTACGTCGTTTGGTATTTTTTGATAAATCCTTATGGGGGTTACAGGTTCTTGAACGCTCATGACTGTTCCTCAGTTGTGTCAAAATACTTTAACCTTGTTTCGACATAGTTATCTATTAATGAGTTAACATCAGCCTCGGGATTCAAGAGCTGAGATACAAGTTCAAATTGAGACGGTTTATCTGGGATAAGTGATTTCAATATATCAGAAAACGTAAGATCTTGTTTACTTTCTTGATCTACAGAACCGTCTATATTTTTCATTATAGGCTTGGGTCGGATTATAACCTCTCCCGCGTCTACTTGTTTTCTACACCTGTGTAGTATATCCTTAATATCAGTATCAAACTTTAAGAAGACCAGTGGCTTTAATTTTTTAACTTCTTCCAGAACAATCAAAGCATTTTCAGCTTCTTCTTCTGTTCGTACCTCAAATTTTACTACTTTTCTAGTATCAATTGCTACTGATTCTGTATTGAGTTCTCCTTCGCAAAAAGTGTGTATGAAGACAAACTTCTCCACCTCTTCTGATTCGCTCATTAGTTCTGAAGATCCGGGAGAGCATATTTCTATTTCGCCCCCGTTATCCAAAGTGTACAATCCTTTACGGTGAATGTGTGTATCACCCACTACAACTAACTTAGCTGTTACGTTTTCAAAATCACTTACCCCAAAACTTTTTTCATTTGGGAAAGTAGTTATTTCATTGAATGATTGATGCATTAGTAACATGTCCACCGACTTCGGCAAACAGTTACCCGTATCAAACTCTTCTCTACTACAAAACGTTTTACCGTATACAGTTATCTTTTGACTTACGTTCTCAACTACATAAGTCTCGTCGTTAAGAACCTTAAACCCGTAGTCTATACTAGATTCAGATAAATTCCGTATCCAGTGTGGCTTGGAGTTATCGTGATTACCTATACTAACCAGGCACAGTAACTTATTGTATTTTAAGTATTCCTGACAATTCTTCAGGAATTGTATTGTATGTGATGTAGGACGTACACTATGTAGTATGTCTCCACTTACTGTTATCGCATCTACTTTTTCTTTTACGCCTAATTCTAAAATAGCTCTAAAACTATCCTCTATATCCAGTTCTCGCTGGATTAAACCATATTGCCGAAACCCTAGATGGTTGTCGGCGGTTGATAAAATTTTCATTTTGTTTACTCATCTATTTCTAATTCATCTATATCTGACATACCTAGACCTTGGTTTTGAACCGGTTGGTCATCCTCATCTTTATTAAGTTCAATTAGTTTGTTAATTTCAATACTAGTCTTAAGTGTAAAAGATTCTACTACAGAATCTAGTAACTGCCTAAATCTAGGCTCTGCTAACAACAACTGATCTTTATCTAATAAAAATGGTATAGGCATTTCTGTTTCTACCATAGAAAATGGTTTTACGTTTTCCCCTTCAGGTTTTAATGAAAGTTTAACCAAGAGTCTATATGTTCTCTCGTCATTTTCTTCCTGAGGATCTTTATTTTCTTCCTGGGGATCTTTATTTTCTTCTTCGGACATTTTAAAATTTATAAACTTTGGGCTTATGTTCAGTCAATCCTTAACTCTAACTGTTTTACCCATTTTGGTAATTGTCGTTTGTAATCTCTAAACTTTACCCACTCTTGCTCACCTACTCTACCAACACTGCTGTGGTTAGGGTATATACTTCCATCATCTACACGTTGTACGTTACGCGGGTCTCCATCTTTACCCGTGTACCAAATACTACTGTCTACTGATCTTCCACTATCACCTGCTCTGGGGAAGTCGTTATTTCTCCTTCTCCGTAAATACAATACCGGTGATTTGTTTATAGTTGGTTTTGCTTTACTTATTTTGTGGTCTGGGTTATGTATGTCTGGGTCAGTTAATGAACCAGATCCAGATCCCGAAATGTTTAATTCATCCATATTTTTATTATGTATTTTGATTTAGAATATACTGTTAGGACTAATGGTCAATTTAGAGACAAGCTTACTAAATTGACAAATGAGTTACAAGTATTAACTCATAAAGCTGAAAGTAGTGGATACCACACTCAACTCGCTCAGGAAATACTGAGAGAGATACTTAGGTTTTGCAAATACAATCCTGCGTTTTTACTTCCGTACTATTACCCGCAGTATCCTAAAAACAAGCCAATGAGTCTTAGGGACTTTCCGTTTGCCTATCATTTATTACCTATAAACATTGGTGGGTTTATGGTTATTCGTGGTAGTAGACAAATAGCAAAGTCTACAACTTTTGCAGCGAGACAAAGGTTGAACGCGCACATGATACCCAAATTAAAAAGTTTGTACATAGCACCTAAGGCTGATCAAGTTAAGACATATGCTAATAGGTTGCGAGATTTGGAAACTGCATTTCGTTTCCCGACTACCAGTCACAAATATAGGCAGAACCTACAGTATAAGGAGTATCCTAACGGGTCTAGTATACAGCTAATTAATGTTGATACGCAGGTTTCTAGTGCACGTGGTATGTCTACCGATGAACTGCTATACGATGAGTATCAAAACTTTGACCCAAGTTTTGAACCTGAAATTGACGAAATCCAACGAGCGTCGCATATGCCTGTTACTATATATGCAGGTACGTCATTGACCACAGATACTGCGTTAGAAGGTAAGTACGCAGATTCTTCTCAAGGCGTATGGATTATGAAATGTGATAGTTGTAATCACGAAAATGTTCCTACACCCGAAGATGGCGTTTTGGATATGATACAACCCAAGGGAGTTTGTTGTTGTAAGTGTGGTGCTAGGCTAGATGTTACTAAAGGTAGATTCGTACATTTAGACGAAGATAAGTTTAAGATTGGTAGATTCGGTTTTCACATTCCTCAGATTATTGTACCTGCAGTTGTTAATAACCACATACGGTGGGACGAAATATATAGAAAAAAACTACACCAAGATCCTAGAAAATTTTTGCAGGAAAATTTAGGAATACCAACACAAGAAGGTGAGCGTGAAATCACAGAAGGCGATTTACGTAGAATGTGTATTTTAGGAGAATCTAACGCACCTTACTTAGCTAAGGCTCAAAGCGGTGAGTACTATGCAGTATTTTCAGGATGCGACTGGGGCGGCTCGGACTATGATGTGTCTAACAAAACAAAACTTTCATATACTACTCACGCAATTATAGGTTTAAACAGGGATGGTACATTTGATTTGATACATGGTAAGCGTTACGAGGGCATGTCTTATAGAGCGATAGCTTCTGATATACTTGCTAGACACAACGAGTTTCACGGAATGGCACTAGGGTCTGATTACGGTGTTGGTTATGCCTACAATATGTTATTGAGGGAACAGATGGCGCCTGAAAATCATTTTATATATAAGTATTCCGGACCTAATTCACAAGTTATACAAGAGAGTAAAACTATGTTTAATATGTTTTCTCTTAATCGTACGGAAAGTATTACAGCATTATATTACGGTATGAAGAATTTAAGAATACGATCGTTACACTGGGAGCGTATGGGTGATTATCTTTCCGAATGTCTAAACCTAATACGTATACCACAGGAGACCTCAGGCGGTGGTACCGGGTTTCTGTATAGGAAGCATGGCGCTCGGTCTGATGACTTCTTACACGCTTTAAACTTTGCTTACATTACTGGGCGTGTATTTTTACAAGAAAATCTAGTTGAAGATACTGCGCTACTAAACAGAATGAAATTGTCAATGACATCCAATGCTGGAAACCTCATTGCCCGAGAAGAGATTATAGGAAACGTTGGTACTTCATTTAGTATGTGACCAATAGGGAAAAAAATAGTTTTTCGTTTTAAACTATCTTACGATAGTTTCTGGATTACCAATAATATATGACACAATACGTGTCGTTATTGCAGACTGTCTACAGATGGTAAGTTATGTTGCTCGAAGCCTATAGCCACAAGCTGTTCGGCTAATTCACCTCGTAAATCTCTAACAGCACGCTGGTAATAAGGTACTTCCATGGCTTCGCTTATCTCATCCATGTCTTCTACTTCTTCTTCAAGCTCTGTTGCTATCAATTTGTTAACACTAGCTGAAAACTCTATTGGTTCGTGATTTAGTTCTACCTCATATATTGACCACAATATCTCTGGTACAGTTAAATTGTCGAAACCTTCGAATCCTGGGTTACCTTCAATTAGCGTATTAGCTATTGCGCGGAAAGCCGTAGCATCTTCATAGAATGCGTCTGTTGTAGTTGCCAGTAGTATAGCTTGTAACTTTTCACAAACTTCATCTGAAATTTCCATCTTGTACTCATCCTCTAGATTCATAAATAATTCTAGTGGGTCCATCTGGTAAACTTCCTCACCAAACGTAGCAATTGCAATTACATGTGCTGTAGTACCAAACGTTGCGTCGTCAGACAGGGCCTTAAAAACCTCTTTCTTGTCTAGTTTAGTCCCCATAGCCTAATACACTCAAAGTGTCCTTATACGGTGCTTCTTGACTTGCTGCCTTGGGCATTTCATATTCGCTCAACTCTTCTTTCAAGTCTTTTAACTCTCCTTCCAAAGCAAAATATTCATTTTCAGTTGATTCTGACCACGGTCTATTTAGTAACCTGCCCATATCTTTTTCTATAACTTCTATTTCAGAAGCAGTATTATCAGCAGACCACTCTTCTGGCCATAGTAACTTCTTACCTAGACCGTAACCTGCTACACCACCACCTACAGCCCCAAGAAGTCCTCCCAGTCCACGCATCGGACCAAGGTTTGAAAATTCTAATTGCCTAGCAGTTTCAGTACCTAGAGATTTTCCGCCGGTTAAACCCAATGCAGCAAATATGTCTGCTATAGCACCAATCCCTGCTCCTCGCAAAGCTCCAGATCTTTCTGCTACATCGGGGTTAGTTTTTCTTTTGTAAACTTCACTCTCAGTTGCGGCATTTGAACCATAGACTGCACCTAATGTAGTTCCTAGCATTGCAGACTTCTCCTCTTCAGGCCCTTCTTCTTTATCTACAAGTTTTTTACCACCCATATAACCTAAAGTTCCACCGCTTAGTAAGCCGATTATACGGGCTATGTTTGCGTAGTTTGATTTAGTTTGTAAGTCATCACTTACCATCTCCCCTAATGCGTAACCACCTTTTAAACCATACGTATCTCCTAGCGTAGCACCTAATCCGGTCAAACCTCCCACTGCACTACCACGTAGCGAATCTTCTAGGGGATTTTCTCTTTCGTCTTTTTTATTCTTTTTAGACTTTAGGTAACCTATAAGTCCACCTAAGCTAGCGCCTATTACAGGCAGTTTCATACACCTATATTCGGAGTAGTCCCTTTCCCGCCTCCGGGAGCTGTCATACTCATTGTGCTAGGCGCTCCCATATTTTGCGGATCTCCTCCCAACATTAAGTTAGGCTGAACACCTCCAGCATTTGGTAATATCTTTGGTCCAAAGTTTTTATTTTGTGGAAATAGATTAAATGAATTGTTTTGGAACATGTTTGCTGGTTGCTCCATATTCATTTCACCGTCACCACTAGGTGTAGGCATACTGTCTTGTACTACAGTTTCTGCCAATTTAACTAGTAACAATTTTTCTTTGTTATTCATTTTCTATCCAACAAGCTACCTAGGAATTGTTTTTGTAATTCTTCTGGAAACTGTATTAGTTTTTCGCTAGCTGATAACCCGCCAAGGTCTTCAGCTGCTTTAACTATTCCTAATAGCTTTTCTTGATCTTCACTACAGAAATTTTCTTCAATAGCTTTCCTAGCAGCTTTAGTGAAATCATCTAGTGGAATTGGAGCATCAGAAACTACTACGTATGCGTTAGCAACCTTTTCTAATGCTAATTTGTCAATTCCAGAAAAGAATGATTCGTAAGGGTTTAGTAGTGTTGAGCTATACTTTACACCATTCATACGATCCATATCTGTGAACAAGTTTATGTAATCTTCAATGTTCTCAACATCAATACTCGCTGACTTTAAAATTTCTTCATATACATTTCCAGCACCCTCTCCTAAAAGTTCTGAACGTTGTTTGCATGCAACTTTGGCACCTGAATAGTTAAACTCCCGATCTATACCGTTACGCCTTATTCGGTCGGGCAAACTTGATACTTCTAAATTTATTTTTCTTGCAGCTTTTACTAAGTTTTTAGATGCATGTCTAAATGCTTCTATAGGCATCTTTGCAAAATCATTTGACAAATCTCTAGCTGACTTAGTTATGGTTTGCTGATCATTGACAGGGTAGTAGTACTTTACACCTACAGAATCTCCGTAATTTATAGATAATGCAAAATTTTCAGATAACACATCAGTCGAAGCTTGCTTATCTAAATCATTAAAGACGCTGTCTATAGGCTCCACGTCTTCGCCTATACCATGTAACCCTACCGCAGTCTCTATATTTTTTAGAATATTAACATCTTCACAGTTTGCTGACTTGTAGTAAGCATAACTTAAGTAAGTGTTCTCCTTAGTGTTAAGCGGGAACTCTTTAGTGCGTTGATCAGCAAATGCTGATTTCACTAAATTCTTTACTTCTTCTTGTCGCTCATTAGCTGAAGCTTCCTTGACATATGCCGGGAAATTCCCGATCATAGCAGAAACTTGCAACAAATGCTTAGGGTTATTATCTTTTACAAAGTCCATGATGTTTGATCTTTCAATTCTTAATTAGATGCGCACTAAAGTCAATATGCTTTTTGATCTTCGGTCGCCCTATGCTGTGTGTAAGGAGTTGGGTTTAGTAGAACTAAACAGTGTAAACCACATACCAGTTTTCCAAGATCCAAAGAATCCTGGTAATTCGTTTTATGTATTAAGTAAGGAATTGGTTTCACAGTTTTATAATCCTGAGTTTCAGTATGGCAATATAGTTGATCTAATTGTTTATGTAAAGGGTCTAAGTTACTTAGAGTCTGTAGAGTCTATCTTAGATGCAAGCTCTGATAGTGCTGATCCTACTGTTGCTTCTACGTTATTGTGGTGGAAAAACGATATAGCACTATATCTGAAAGACCTTAGTTTGGCTAATAGAGTGTTCGCTAAGTGTTCGAAAAGTATCAAAATACCTACAACTGTAAAAGAGAGTTTAATTAATAAGAACATGTTACAGGGGAACATTCCTCAATTTTTGTTTTATATGTCTGGGGATTCTCTTAAAAAGCTTATAAGTTTATGGGAGTCTAAAGATTTTACCAAAGAAATTTGTAAAGTAGCAACGAGCAGTGATTATCTAGTTTATACATACCACACAAGTTATCACACCTTAGCTTCTGTAGTTGTAGAAGATATTGTATCTGGTAAATTTATACTAGTTTATGAATCAGAATTTGCACATGGGTACTTAGGTTACCACACTATGCCTCCTGATAATCAAATATGCGTAATATGTGATGATATAACACAACTCGCTCACGCTAGGCATAATATGGTGAAACATAGCCGAAATGGGTACGGCACTTTACTGTCTAGGAAGAATAGTGTAAGGAAGGGTAAAAGTTTTAGTTACTCACTACAGCCCGACAGACTACCGACATTACTTGTTTCGGCAGAAAACTGTAAAGTATTGGCTAGCATGATGGTTTATTTTAAGTATGCCAGTAGAGTACGTATTACTAACGATATTTATTTAGAACCATTTAAGCTAAGTAAGTGTTGTAGGGCAAAAGTTGTTAATAGTTTCTTTAGTCTATTGACTAAAAAATCAGAAGATACGGAATCTATAACTAAATTTATGGGTCACGCTTTTACAGATGCACTTATAAGATCTGAGATTATAGAAAAATTAAAACAATCTGGACGACAACAAGTTCTCGAGTTAGCAGGGCAGGAGATTATACGGAGTAATAAAAACTTCAGAGCATTAGGTAAACAAGTGGGGAGTACTGTGGATGGTTACCATGTAGATCTTAATGGTGAGTCTATACCTATTACTAATTTCACAATAATACTTAAGAGGACATTAGTGTTTAAAAATAGTTCAGATGTTTTTTATAAAGGCACGGCCTACATATCTGATGTCGCTAAAGATGTAGTGTTTTCTAAGAGAACTTTACAGCAGCCTTACGAAGTCATAAAAGTTTTAACGAAAGCACTTACTAGTGACACTAACGAGAATATTAAACTACCCACAATTTACGATACAAGGTACGCCAAATATTTAAACAACATATTACTGCAGGAAGCTAATTCTGCCAAAGCAGAATTCGGACTAGCTAGGTTGGGTTGGTCTGACGATAGATCTAGTTTTCGTAGTTTTGCTTGGGAAGCTTCTGGTTTTACTGTAACCGAACGAACTGCTACGCCACATCCGGAGCGTTCTTTTTTTAGTAACTATGATTACAGTATGCTACCTAAGTCTAATAAGCTAAAGTTTGATTCAAAATTAAATCTTATATTGTCCTTATTAGTAGGTATGTTGTGTCGGTCCTATATGAAGTGGGATATTCCAACTGTAAGGTTGGTAGATAGTACAAAATCTAGAAAGTTACTAATACAGTTGTTCGAAGTTTTCGGACAAACTTCTGTATTAGAATTAAATACTAATACTCGATCTAAGGGTACTAAAATAGAAGAGATAGAAGGTTACCCAGTAGTTTGTTTTAGTGAGGACAACTGTCACGATTTTTACAAACATGGAGTTTTTATATTTTGTGATGAAGGTTTAGACGTTAGTAACTTTAGTTTAAACTACGACTATGTTATATACTTCAAAGTACTACTACCTAAGATTATAAATCACATAATACGTACAGAGTGTACTGACTTTACAATAACCGAAAATAATGTGGAAAACTTAGCTTATTCTGGAGCTCAATTTATTAGGCTGGCTCTAGATTTAAAAGCGTTTACATACGAGAGCCGTAGTGGGCCCATTGAGGTTTCCGACTTAGATATTAAGTCTTTTGAGAATCAGGCATGATTAGGCGCAACTGTGGTAGGTAAGATAACGGTAGACCATCTATATAATCATCCGGCCAAGGATTTTGTTGTGTACCCTCTATTGTCCAGTTTTTATTTTCTAACCAGAACACTGTATCTTTAGTCACGCTGTATGCACCTGCACTACCATATAACAGCATCATCCCATTCAGTTCCAGTATGTTATTGTTGTATGGTTTATTGATATATTTTTTAAAAAATAATTTAAAGTCTTTGTCAGCATCTATGTTATAGTAGAACAAAGCATGTTCCGGAATAGCGTCTATAGGCTCGGCTATTCCATTTTCAAACTCAGTAACTGGTAACCAACCTTGTTTATCGTGGCTGGGATCGGTTATTGTCTCTCCGTCCCAGTTTCCAGCCGGCATAAAATTTAAAGCCAGGGACACTCTATTTTCCGATATTTCGTAAGTTTCTAAACCACCATCGTCAGCTATGTTAGCTCCTTGGAATGCAGTAAGTATATCTGTAGAATTTATATCTGCTACCAACCTACTTACATCTATTTTTATATACTCCCAAATTTCTTCTAATTCGCTGGGGGTTCTTGCAAATACCTCTAATTGATTTCTTTTATAGTACGGAATCAATTCATCTTCATTTATGATCTTAGGAGCATTTTTTGGTATTTCGTAATATTGATTTACAGACGCTACAGCTTCAAACAAGTCACCTGTATAGGCATCTGTATTTAACATCCTGTGATACACAAATATTTCCGGGTCCATATTAACTGCATTTGTTGCACGCACCATAAGTGCCCAACCTTTTCTTTGGTCTGGATCGAAATTGTACTCAGCTGTAAACTTTTCTAGTGTAACTGCAGCTTTCATTAGAATACCTTACCAGTAACTATTACTGACACCCGTTGTTCTACATCAAATGGTCTCCAGACATTTATACGAACTACTCCATTAGGTGGAATTATTGCGGCTGTTTCATTTAAAGTTAATACACAAGATGTATTATATTCCAGTACCTTTACGGGTGCTCTTTGTAGTATGTTATACACACTATGCCCTTCTGTTCCGGTACCGACATCAACTTGCGCGTAGTCTGATTCATCAAATGTTTGACCCAGCTCTTGGTTGCTTAGTTCTGAATTATTTTGTGAACGTACTATAAATATCAACTCTCGTAAAACTACATTAAACTTAGTGTTGTTAGTGTATATAGGTGTAGTACTAAACCTACCTAAATGTATGTCTTGTGTCGTATGTGATACATTCTCCTGATCCTCCGACCAAAGTAATAAATTCCCTGAAATAGGTTCACCTTCATAAGAGGGTTCTAATCCAGTTATAGAATCTTTTATCTTAAGTGGTGATAATACTCCCACACCTAATACCCTAGATGACTTGTGATATACACTCAGTTTGTTTGTGTAAACCCAACCACGATTCAGTAGTGGCTCAAAACTGTATAGACTTTCTTGCCAGTACCAACTAGAACCTGAGCTTGCACCCCTATGCGCTACCTTTGCGTTTGAGTTGTGTGTATCCTCCCCGGATTCTATAACCCTATCGTAACTTATGTCCCATGGTTGCGTCTCTACATAAGATGTACCCCAGTATAGAGTTTTTATAGAGATACCCATATCATAGTACTCATCACCGAAATTTGATGTTAGACCTAACTCGCTCATTTCAGACAAATTAGTTTCAGTACCATTAACCATTACTATTGCTTTGTTTAATGGTTCGGCTGGCCAATTTTGAACAAATCCAAAGTCTGACTTTGTATCGTAATACTTTTTAACATCATTAGGAACATGTTCATACTCAGGGTAATCACTGTTTAGACCTTCTGAATAATAAGGTTGTATTTGGTATTTGGAACCTGCTGCACCTGGCTCAATATTCGATGCATCTAATTCTTTCCAACCCTTTAGTGAGTCAGGTACTTTAAATATTACAGATCTGTATTTGTCTAAGTTAAATGTTTCACCTTCGTTGCAAATAAATTTAAAGTAAATCCGCTGTATGGCTACATTGTTCTGGTCGCTAACTACATAACTTCTTAAGTCTTCGTGGTTATCTAGTGTAACCGCAAACGGCCTATCTTCAGCTTCGTAAACTCCTGACGTAAACGTTTCACTCTTAATGTCAGGCTCACCTAACTGGGCTAAGCTACTAGCGGTGTTTACAACTAAGTGACCGTCTGTTCCGATTATAAACTCCACCCACAATGAACTGGGAGGTAACCCTAAAGCTTGACCCTCAGCTACCATGAATCCTGATTGTGAAAATGTAGAACTATCTTTAGTCGATGTCCATTCACCTGTAAGTGAACTTGATTCTAGACCATCAAATCCTACTATCCTACTTTCATTACCGACAGTGCGTGTACTACCAACCGGGCGCATGCTCATTTCAAACTTTGCTGTTTTCTCAAACCCTTCAGGTGTACCGTACACTTTGTTCATAAGTATAGTGTCACCTGTAGCTAGTATAGCTTGTACAGCTAGTGCAGGGGGTCTTGCGGTTATCCTACCATAATATTCAGAGCTTATGTAGTACGGCTTACCTGCCTGATAATTCTCACCCGGTTCTAAAAGTTTGTTACTCGATTGAAATACTGCGGAAGGCCAACTACCATCTACTAAGATATCTGCTGTATTACCTAAAATTTTAACTACTATACCAACAACCATAGCTGTGGGTAAAGTATTGTAAGTGTTACCTGTAAACTCAACACGTGCTAAAGTTTGTTCATAAAGTCCTGAGTTATTGTTGTAATAGACAGTATTATACAACTCTACCGAACTGTGTATTTTTTTATTCTTTATTATTACATTTGTCAGCGTCCCTTTGGTTGCCAAATTTGCTACTGAGTTTTCTAGTAATCTAAGTCGCTCCTCAAGTTCTTTAGTTGGGGTAGATACTATATCACTAGACAGTGCATCTAGTGGTTGTACGTGACGTATTGGTTGTTTACTCATTTATACTCCTAACTTAAGCGTGTAGTCTATAGCCAGCTGCCCATTTGTAGGAATTTCCAAACCATCCGCTAAAAGTAATGACATCATTAGATCCTGTGATGGGTCACTTACTGTTCTAGCTGCGGCAAGTCCTAAATAATAAATCTTAGAACTTTCTGGAAAAAATGTTCCTTCTAATTCATTGTCAGATGTAACTCTAAAGAAAAATGTTATTTTTGAATCTACAACATCTCCGTTAGGTTCTAACTTTGCAGTACTAAATATCCTGGATCGCAAACAACCAGTATTAGAATTAGCTGTAACAAAATCAGAATAAGTTACATCCAAGGGTGCAATCGTAAAGTTTGTACCGTCAGACGCATTGCTTAAATCACTACTGAACCTAGCGTAGATGTGAGAAGGCCTCGGCGCACTGGGGTCTACCATAAGTCGTGATAACACGGTGGCACCTTCCTTAATGAATTGATTTTGAAATTTCTTTTCTGAAATTTCATTACCATTACTGTCTAGAGTTTTTATTGTTATCTCTGTGCTAACTAATTTTTTTAGGCTAGTCATTGTCTAAGTATTTAATTCTGCTGTAAAACTGTCAACGATTATTGAGTTGAGGTCGTAAGATGTTTCATCCTCTGAAACTGTTAAGTGGAAAGAATTATATTCTGAACTTCCAATGGTTGCGAGATCATATGTGTCATTTTTGCTAGGACAATTAATAATTACAATCATTGTACACCCGGCTGGTTGTTCATTTTCTATAAACTTACATACCCTGTGAAAATTTTTACTAATTGCTTCGTAATCAATTAGTATTACTACAGCTGTGTCTTTTAATACACTTTTAAAAAATACATCCAATGCATTTACATATTTAATAGCAGGATCAGGACTTGTTGTTGGGTCGCTTGGTTTTATAATATCAGGATCTTTTAATAGATTCAGATTCCTATACTCACGTTGCCAACCGAATATGTCGTTAACTTTATTTATATCTTCGTACTTAACTAAAACCCTATTTAGTATTCCCGAAAATATCTGGTCGTCAAAGTTAACATCGTTTCTACCTATACCAATAACTTCGTTTAAATAAATATTGTTAGTTTTTTCCTGAACTTCTACTAAATCCCAGTAAGCATCTACATCATCCGGCTCGCCTATTAACTCTACCCGTACGTGTGCTTTGTCACCCATGTTACTATTCGTATCTACATCTGCTACGTAAGACATAACAGTTTCGTTAGGAATAAGTATGTTTTTACTATCAGCTATACTGTTAAGGGCTATGCCACCTTTAAAATCTATTTTTTTCCACCAGTTTTGAGTACCATCTGGTGTGTACAGTTTGATACCATCACCTATTATCGTGTCCGCAGTATACCTTTTACCTACTTGTAATTCCTGATGTGGATAGTCTACGGTTATAATTTCGGTTTCAAAAGTATATGTAAACTTAGATAAATCTTTCGACTTGTGTACCAAAAACTGAGTTTCGGTAATTACCTTTAGACCACCCAGTTCCGCTAGTACTAATCTAAAATTTTTAGCTGATTGGCTTAGTCTAGCAAAGTTTACTAAATACTCTGCGTCTTTAACAGCGCTTACTCTAAGTGGAAAACTATAAATACTGTTAGGGTTAGTAGTACCCAACGTTATTAAAAATTTATTTTCGCTAAACAATCCTACAGGATCTCGAAGGAAACATATATAGTTGTTCCTTACGTAGAAATCAGAATTTAAAATTAGGTCTGTACCGTAAGAGCCCTTAATACGTATGGGAATTACTAGTTCTTCTAGATCTTTATCTAGTCCCTTAGTTACAAGTACAGGTTCTAGCTTAACCATCCATAACCCCCTGTTACCTTGGTCAAATCTATTTTCTAACTGATGTGCAGCATCTGCCTGCAAACTCGCGTCAAATGTGTTGTCTCCAGTAAAAACGACATCTGTATCAGAAAAGGGATGATGTATATTTTCTACTGAATATGTATCGCTATTCAGTAGTTGTTTAATTATAGTTTCTGTCTGCTGCACCAACCTAGACTCGTGACACAGCTGTACTAGGGCTAGAGGTATTCCTTTCTGCTTTTCAGTTATGCTATCTGACCAAAAAGATCCTGAGTTAATTAGAGACTCATTTGTCTTGTAATGATCTAAATCTTTAGAGGAGTATTGCATTAAATACGACGTTATCTCCGTCCAGTATATAGTTTATGTTTCTAGGTCCGATACCGTCCACATTATCAGGCGGCTGTAATGTTGTACTGTAAGGGTTCTCTACATCAATAAGCGTATGATCCCCACTCGTTTCTACCGAATATATATTAGCTAAAGTTCTAAAAAACTGTCCATCTTGTGTTATTTTCTGAACACCCTCGGCACCATAATATAACATTATTTCTGCAATCGTATATTCTTCGTAAGAGTAAGGGTATGTCAGTCTGTTTACGTAGTTTACAATTTCTTCTTTAGCTTTGAGTAAATCTACATTTTGCCCTGATTTTTTTCTGTAATCTATATTGATTTTGTTTACATAACAAGTTTTGAAGTTACGGGTAAGTACACTCGTATTAACAGGCTGTACATCTTTACCAGAAACTGTTTTATCTACGATACTATAACTTGGGTCGTATCTGTAACGTACTATAAATACACCACCGCGACCAGTAATCTTTAACCTTACGGAATTACCGGAAAGAACCGATATCTTCTCACTAAATGTTCCAGATTGATTCCTGATAGCTATATCTATACCTTTAAGAAAATCGTTAAATTCAGATAAGTTTTCTATCTGAGCCATTGTAGTGTTATCAGGGTTCTGAGAGAGTATAAGTTCCATTCTAATATCTTGGTACTTGTCGTCTCGCAGTATAGCTTTTACCTTAGGCTGACCATCAGTCTCATCGGTAAATACATCTGTGAATTGTAAAGTAAAGTTCCGCTCGTAATCGCTAATGTATACATCTCCACGGTACTGACCTATAATACTTATCTTTACATCACTAGATAAAACATCTTCATTCAAACTACCGTTTACATAATTTTCAGGAGTAACATCATCTGAGGTTACTCCTTCTCTTATTTCAAATCCTAGTTTTTCAAATTTTGAGTAAGATCCTGACATGTCAGGACATAATTCTGTATTTAATGATTTCCCATATACATTTTCTATTACAGAAATTTCTTCTGATCCTACACGACGTATACTATCAACCCATAACATAGGCTCTATGGCATCTGTTGCGCCTAACCATAAGTCACGATCGTTATCGTAAACTAACTTAGCCTCTTGTTCGGTTACTAGATACCTATCTCTAGATTTTATGTAAATATCCATAGCCCCAGTTTTAACACCTAATATGTTAGTTTTATCACGGGTCATTTCTACGTCTCCGTTTATAACTGGAGAAACCCCTCTAGCTTCTGGAAATGTCTGCATCACAAAACTTACAGCACCAGACCTATTGTTTAAACTAGATGAGTAATATGTCTTCTGTACGTTATTGGCTAGCTCCATTATGTTTTCTGGAAGCGTACCCCTATCGAAGTCTCCCAAAGCTTTAGCTGAGATTAGAGAGGAGTGCGGAACATCAGTAGCGGCATCCGTATTTGCGTTTACACCAACACCGGCAGGTCCTTTTACAGCTAAATTTATAACATACTTATTTTCAGAAACTTTTACTAACTGTTTTTCATCAGGATTATTTAAATCAATCTGTTCGTAAGGGCTCTTTATTTTAAGATTATTGGTAACACCAACTAGCTCGTAGATGTAGTTATCGCCACCATCTGCACCAAACATAAACTTAGTTCCGTAGTCTAAAATTTTTGAAGTAGGATCACTGTACGTAAGTTGTACAATGCCAGTAGATGGATACTCATAAACTTGACCTTGACCGAAATTATTAAGGTATTGTTTTACAAAGTCACAATTGTATATTGTACCCTCAGCTACGTTAGCTAAGTCTATGTCTGAAGTTATCCTGTTCATTCCTAGCTCTAAAGATGCTACCAGGTGAGCCAACGGAGATATTATTAAATCTCCAACTACCGAGTTAGGTCTACAGTCTATATCTTTAAACTCTTCTTTAGTTTTTAAATATGCAGTCAACCTAGACCGGACATCCGATACCAGCTCGGTTGGTACTTCTGATATTTTAGGTAAATAATCTGTTATTTTAATTTCCATTATATTTCAGAAATGTTGCCGACTATAGTACCCGTAGATGATGTTGCTGTAACTTCGACCCGGGCTTTATCCCCTTGCCAAACTTCAAGTTCAATTTCCAAAGCTGCTAACTCTTCTTCGCTGAAATCTTCTTCTGTATCTTGTACAAAATCCTGTGTTTCTGTAGCTAATTCGTATAAAGCTGTTTCTAACAAATCGGGAGATGTTAAACCTCCGGAAACTGCGTTGTTATGTATAGCTGTTCCTTTATTTGGATAAATTATATCTGTGTTTTCTTTTTGACCTATGTTAACTAAACAATTCTGTACAGTTGACGTGAAGCCATCTATAGGTGTGTCAAAGTTAAAAACAGCACCTCTTCCTTCGAAGTTTAGTTGTATAGCTCTCATTAGTCTTTTATGTTTGTTGCTAGATATGCCCTAACCTGCTCTTGGTATGAACTTTCAAACCTACTATCGTGACCCATACACATGAGCCTTTTTCTGTCAGAGTAACAGTAGTTGGCGTCTCGCTGTAACGCAAAAGCTGCAGCATGATTCATCCTGTTGTAACTTGTTGCTTCCTCAATTGACTTTTCATTCCACTGCTTAACTACCGAGTCAAACCATGTTAACTGAGTTTTTATTTTGGGATTGAGCTCACTCATGAAGTGAAATTGTTTCTGACCGTTACGTACATCTTCTGTAGTTTTTAGATTTTTCTCTTCTCTTTTGACTACAGTATTTTTTGTTGATTCAACTTTCATGATTCTAAAGCATCTTTAATTTCATTTATTTTTTTAGATAATCTCATAGATCTTCTACTGATTTGCGAAGGACTTACGTTAAGCTTAGTTGCAATTTCTGTAGCCTTTAGCATAGTCTGAGTACCACCGTACCCTGTCTTTAGTTCTATTATCTTCCTATCGATATAATCAGAGTCCGCGTAAATATAGTCTGTGGCTTCACTTAGGTAGTCTGGAACTGCGTTCTCCATTTGCTCTCCGAAAGCTTCTTCGGTTGGTACCGCTACCATAGCGTTCCTTACATCTGTAACTTTCTTAACAGACATATTAGAAAAATCTGCAAGCTCTGCTACAGTTGGCTCCCTCTGATGTTTATCTATATACTCTAACTCAGACCTGTGTAATCCAAATGCTTCTAATTGAACACGTTCTGGAACTCGCACTGGGCTTAGTGAGTTTCTCCTGTCACGTGACAATCGTCTAAGTTGTGAAGATACAAAAGTAGGAAGACTACTCCTTTCGGGGTCAAAGTCTTTTACAGCCCGAGCTGTGTAAAGCATAGCTTTATTTTTCATTACAGGATCCGAATTAGCTCCTAACGAAGCTAGCTGATAATCAATGGTTGGTTTTAAACTGTTAACTACAACTGAAAGGTTTTCAGGTGTGGGATCTATTACGTAGTTATTATAACCGTCTTCTACTATTGTACTATTTTTCATTAATTAACCTCTGTATGATACAGAGGTTAATTATTCAAAGCAAGCTCACTTTTTAGTACATTCTGCAACGTACAATCTTTTTAAGCCAAAAGTGAAGCCAGCTTCTGATGCTGTTTCTACAGATTCAAACCCAAATCTCTTTACAATGTCATCCCATATTGATACTTCGAGCATGTTTATTTGTGCCTTTGTTTCCTCACTGTCACCGCTTATTGTTTCTTTTAGCGTACCTATAGTCTGTAGCGTCTTTGATACAGCCCCATACTCCATCTCGGTCAACGTTATGTGTTTCGGTGGATTATGACTTATCTCTTTTGGAGCTTCCTCATAAACTGTTTCTTTGTTTTCAGTTTCAGTTATAATAGCATCCTCCGCAGTTTCACGAATTTCTTGCGGCGCTTCCACTTCTAACATTTTGTCTTTACTTGTTACTTTAACCATTTGAATCTCCTATCCTTCCTTTAATAATGTTTTTATACTTTGTTACTAACGACATACGCTTACAAGCAGCACATCCCCCACCACTGTTCGTGGCTCTCAACTCCTTAATATAAGAATTTCTTAAACCCTCACACCCAGGGAACTCACACTTGTTTCCTAACTTAAAGAAGTTACCTATATACTTATCTTCTAATCTTCTCATCTAGCTTTTAGTAGTTCCACCTCATAGTTACCCTTTAATTTAAAACTCAACCCATCATCCTTTGCTGCGGTTGCGTTCCTATAACCAAACTTCCTAGCTAGAATATCTAATAATTCTAATTTTATTTTAGCACAGTCTCTAGCTAAACGCTCATCCATTTTTCCAAATTGCCTTGATACAGCGTCTATACCTTCTAGTGCTACGTTATAGATTTCATGCTCTGTCTCTGTTAGAGAATTCTTTTTAATAACTGTATATGCAGGGTCGGGTGCTGAGTTACTCCGCATCTCCACAGGCTTAATTGTTATTTTTTTTCTCTCAGGCATCTGTACAGACACCGGCATACTTATCTCATCTGTGTCGAAAAGGTCTTCTATTATTTTACTCATTCTTATCTGTAGTTGTGTACATCAAATACGCTATGGCTGGCCAACCTAGTATTGCACCGGGAAGGTATGTTAAATCTAATTCTAAAAAATAAGTTTGAATTATAGCTACAGTTACTGAGAGCCAAACACTTAAACATACTGTACAACACAGTAACTCTCCAAAGAAATCACTTTTCGTTATTAAGTGTATGGGTAAGTCGTCCCAATTGTAGACTTCATCTTTGGGCTTAATAACACGAATCAAGCTCAGTACATGTATTGGGAAATTACTACAAAACCAAATTGTTTGTAATCCACATACCGCAAGTCCGCCAACAATGTAATATAATACATAATCAAACATACCTATGATCTACAGATGGCTGTAGAACCATGCAAGTAAAAAATTAACTAGGTTTATAAGGGTCTAAATCAAACCAACACTCAGGCGTCTCTGGATCTTCTACAGAGTCCCAAGTTATAGGTCTTCCAGAAAGTACGACTACGTATTCATCAGTCATACCACCCGGGCCTCCATGGTAGTAATCATATACATCTGATAGGCAGTATATAGTATGCTCCAGTACCCACGCACCTTTCTTTTTTATGTAGGTGTCCCATGGTCCATAACAACATCCAGAATCTTCAAAAAATTTTAAATCATCTCCTTTTGAGGAGTCACAATTAGGCGTAGTGTTGCAACAACATGGGTCGCAAGCGCAGTTCTCCTCGTAAGTACATCCGTAAACTAAAACCATTACTTTTTTAAAGTTTTTAGATGCTCAAGTATAAGCTTCTTATATTTTCTACGTACTGTATTTTTCTTACAACGAGTACAACCTCCATTCTTACCCAACCCTTCTAGTTCATTTTTATAGTTTTGGTGTATTTCTTTGAGTTTTTCATTAGGTAACTCATTGTCTCTGAAAAAATTGTTTATAATTATCGTGTAGTCTATTTTCTCTATCATAATTTTACGTTTTTACTAATACAGTTATGGATGTGGTATTGCCGCTAGAGTCACAAACGTCAAGACTAGTTTCGGTGTAATCATCTTCACACATAGCCCCAGTAACATTTGCACAATCTATTGCTTCAGCCGTAATGGTTACATCTGGAAGACTTATCTCACCACTGAGTGATAGGTTACAACCAGATCCGGACAAAGTTACATTACCACTAGCTCCACTATTTCCGCCAGAAACAGTTATACCCTCACCACCAGATATAGCTCCCCCAGAGACTGTTGCCGTACCTTCTCCTGAAACTCCATTTGGACATGTTGCAGCAGATGCTGTAATTGTAATGTCAGGTAATGTAATTGCACCATCTAAAGTTACACCACAACCACTTTCAGTTATTGTTACATTACCACTAGCTCCACTACTCCCACCACTCACTGTTATACCATCACCACCAGATACAGCTCCCCCAGAGACTGTTGCTGATCCTGAAAATGTGTAACCATTAGCTGCACAAGCTGGCAGATCAACATCTATGCTAACGTCAGGTAATGTAATTTCACCATCTAGTGTTATATTACACCCCGAACCACTGAGTGATAAGTTACCGCTAGCTCCACTGTTACCCCCGGAGACTGTTACGTTATTTCCTCCCGAAATACTGCCACCAGTAACAGATGGGCTTCCAGATACTGAGTATCCGTTTGCACATGGTATGTTGGGTAAATCAACGTCTATGGTAAGGTCTGGTAGAATAATTGAACCAGAAATTTCCATTGCGCACTGACTCTGTGAAAATGATACGTTACTACTAGCACCACCATTACCACCGGAGATTGTGACGTTATTTCCTCCAGAAACACTACCACCACTAACGTCAATATTACCAGAAGCTGAATAACCATCTGCGCAGGTCATAGCTGGTATATCAACGTCTATTTGATACGATGGTAATACTATATCTCCACTAAGTTCGATACCGCAATTTGATGATGTAAGTGTTGCGTTACCACTTGCGTTGGTGCTGTTACTTACAGTTACGTTGTTACCTGCTGTTACGTCACCACCTGAAACTCCTAGCGATCCAGAAGCTGAGTAACCATTAGCACATTCAACTGATGGGATTTCTATTTCTGCGTTAGGCAGAGTTAGCGACATCGTTTGAATTATTTGACATGTATTCATGTCAATAGTTAGATTTACATTTGCTTCAGGATTTCCACCAACTGTTGTAGTGTTTCCATCTTCTGTAACTTCAATTACACCACCTGCTATGTTTATACTTGAAATTGCTGTAAATCCTTCGGGACAAGGTATTTCAGGTATGTCTATATCCGGTACAGTTATTTCTATAGAAGTACTAGGTATGTCTATACTAATACCGCATCCATCCCCAGTAACACACGGCTCTTCAGGCGTTGTAGTTACGCTAACCCCAAATGCAGAACCTCCTGTCACTATAGATGCATCAACAGTACCACCTGATGCTGATGCTGTTATAGTCTGACACGGAACCTCCATACTTATATCTGGTAGGGTTATATCTAACTCAAATCCACAGTTAGATATAGTAAAGTCAGCCGAGGCATTTCCAGATGTCTCAATTGTAGGTGTTATGTCTAACGATGCAGAACAGTCACTATCACCACCACCACCAGGTTCTTCTGGCTCGGGCCCTGTAAAATTTCCACCCGATATAGCAACTGAAGTTTCAAACTCTCCACAACCAATATTGATGCTGGGTATATTCAGCTCCATAACTCCTGTGAACTGACAAGTGTTTATGTCGAAATCAAAATCAAAAGCTCCACTTGCTGTGTCACACTCACCACCTATACAAATTTCACCACCTTCTATACTTATCTCTGTTTCTGTATTGAAACCATCAGGACAAGGTACATTAATATCAGGTACGTTTATAGTAAGTTCGTAACTAGGAAGTTCTAGGTCAAGAGAACAACCGTCACCACTAACACAACCATTGCCGTTTGCTGTAACGTCTACACCAAATGTATCGGATTTGTTTACAGTTGCATTAAATTCTCCACCAGATACCCCCATGGATATCTCTTCACATTTCATCTTTAGATCGGGCAGGTCAATAGCCAGATCAAATTCACATGTTTCTAGGTTAAAGATGAGCTCACATTCGGTGTTACCTATAACATCTATACCTATATCTAAAGAACCAACGCACTCTGAATTTGAATTTGTTTCTACGTTACTACCACTAATAACGGTCATGCCGTTGATAGACGTCGTGGTTTCAAATCCACAAGCACACGGTATTTCTGGAAGCTCTAATACACCCTCTAGTTTGTACTCACAATTAGCCTCATCAAAGCTTGCATCAAACCAAGAACCATTTTGCCCTCCACCATTATCATCGCAAGATTCATTAGGATCGTTAATCTGTATATCTACTATCGCTTCTGGGAATCCATCCGGGCAGGGGATTTGTATACATGTTAGTGCATCTATTATTTCTTGAGAACTTTCCGTAACCTCTAGTTGCGTACCCCTTGTTATAGGTGTCTTAAACGCACCCATTGGCATGTCAAATCCAGTGTTAGGTACTTCACCCTCAGGACAGTCTTTATGTAGTTCCGGGCTTTGGTATGAGCAATCTAAACTTCGCAATGCTTCAGCTAGTGCTTCATCCCTAGCAACTGCTACACTTTCCCGTGAAGTTGTTGTACACTTGGGTACGCAAGCACCTTTTTGTGTACTGTATATAGGAGGGTCTACCAATGGGTTGTAAGCTGGGTCAGGAAAAACCTGTCCGAGAGTCATGGATAGTAAAGGGCCACCACAACCATCTTCGTCTTCTAATGTTGCACCACCTATAGCTGCACCAATACCGTCACCAATTATTTCAGCAAGTATAGCGGTATACTTGTCACCACCAGATGTTACGTTTATTCCTGTAACTCGCCCTGTTCCTTCTTCTATTACTACTTCGGCAGCAGCTCCGTTACCATCTCCTTTAATCTCTATATACGTGTTTTCAGCAGTGTAACCCTCACCACCTATACCCAATGCCATCTCTTGGTGGTCTAAACAGTTAACTACTAGTTCTGGATTACAGAACTGACAGTCTAATGACCGTATGGCATTTATCCTAGCTTTCTTGTTTGCTTCTTTTTTTGTAGCCGCAACAAACGAACAAGATGTTACAATTACTTGTCGTCCAAATTCTTTTTCATCATCTTCTGGAGCAATAAATATATCTGGGTCATCTGGAAGTTGATCGTAATCAAGATTAAGTTCTTTTAAGTTACTAACACCCCCAAATTGATCTTCTATTATTTCGTAACCTTCGCCACTAGATCCTGATGACTCGCCTAAATTTTCTCTAGCCCAATCTGCGTCTAACCATCCCTCTGATGGGCAACTAAGTGTAAATGAGTCGTTACATTCAAGCTCAGGTGCTGGTATAACTTTTAAAGGAGCTAGTGTTATGGGTTCAGACCTTTTAGGCATGAACACAGTTGGTACTACTGGTAATTCTGGAATTTTAAACTTTCCAAGATCTTCAGGACAAACCTGTACAATTGGTGCTACGGCACAATCATTGTTACCGTCTGTTTTTTTTCTTCTATCTACTCTTAAATCACAAGGATCTGGTATTAGAGTTTTCCTATCACAGTCAGGTTTTTTTCTTTTAGCCGAAGGCGTTAAGAAGTCTCCTTTATCTGGAAAGTCATCAGCTGTGCTTTCTTCCCTTGGCATAAAAACTTAAGTTGTAGTAGGCTCTACCCACGGTCCGCAGCCAAATGGCGGTTCATAACCGCTCCAAGCCACGCCCTTCACATGTGTAAATACCAAGTGTGTTATAGCTCTACCTTGAGCCTCTCCTACGGACATCTCGTGGGTTACTGAGTGTAAGTAGCCTTCAAACAAATGAATTTCCTGCCCACCTTCTTTATAGTTGTTTGCTGATATACTATACACTGAGCCTACAGGCTTACCACCACCGCCTAATGTACCGCCAGGCAAACCACCCCCACCACAACCCCAACTAATATCCAACGGTATTTGTAAAGAACACGTGTGGTTTGCTAATGTTTGTTGTACGTAATGCTTTGAAGCCCACAAACTCAAAAACTCTTCAGTGCTAGATATACGTTTATCTGCAAATTTATCTTTTATCTTTTTCTTAGAATCTTCAGCATCTTTTTTGGCGTTACGATTACCTGGGTTTCCACCTAATCCTTTTGGTATCTTTGGTGAATCTTCAGCTGCATATTGATGTTCCATCCAACGGGGCATCATTACAGTTTTTGTCTCCCCATGCTTTGGGCTCTTTTTTTCAGGCCAGTTACCATTAAGAGGCATACCTTTTGATATAGCACCCGCTACGGTTTCCTGACCATGCCCCTTAGGACCTTTGTCACCATACTTACCAATTATATTAGTAGTTATTATCATCTGCCCAAGTGGGAGCTCTCCCAACCCACCCATACCATATTGTAAACTTATTAGATCTACAGATTCTTCACTGTAATATTTCCCCGACCCACAATTAACTTGTGAATGAAATATTCTACTATCACCTTCTACGTTATCAAAACCACAACAATGTGTGAATAAAAATGATGGGTTTATTGTAGATAACTCAGTGCCTAAGTAGCTGGTACTACTTTTAAATAAATTATGAAACCACGAGTAGTACTGTTGGTTACCAGCAAGTATCTCTTTAGAACGATCTGCCCAACCTAAGTTTGTATCAGATGAACCTTTTAGTATCTTAGAAAGGATACCATACAAAGTTTTATTATTATCATGCGTATCTTTTAAATGTTTGTTTATCCCCAATGAATGACCCTTTGTCTCAGTAGATGGTCCAGAAATCATCCAGTCCACAATTGCGTCAATATGCGAAGACACAATGTCGTTATCCTTAGGGTTAACAGTAGTCATAGGTATCTCAGAGGAGTTACCAGTCTCATCCTTTAGTGCATAGATTCCTAAATTTATTCCTGAAATTTTCTGATCTGGATGTACAACAGCTCTTTGTTCAGCAATTTTACCTGCGTTTATTTTAAGTCCGGGTGCGCTACTTACCCCGGTCATTGTCATACTGTTACCCTGCCCGTCGTCTTTAACTAATATGTCTAATTCATTACCATCTTTAAACATATCGTTCTGATCCTTAGAAAGTCCATCACATATATCTTTTAATGATACTGACTTTACACCTACGTCTGCAGACATCAAACCACCTTCTGTACTAGTTGCCCTTACACCACGAACAACACACGACGGAAATGAGTTTACTGCATTTGTAAACGTAAGTTCTGTAATGGCAAAATTTTCCATACCACTACCGGTAACAACTACGTCTACTTCACGTACTTCTACATTATCATTAGCCATAACTTAATTACTTTTAGAAGTATTTAGTAATACCAGAGTTATGATAAGTAATGCAAGTTTTTCTGAATCGCTTGTGGCGTTAGCGTAAGGTGCAAAAAGATTTACTTTATTAAGCAGGTTAGATACTACCATTTTTGCGTCAATATATTTTACCCATTGTGCGATATCCAAACCATAAGGAATGTAGTCTATATTTACTTGGCTTGCATCACTTAACATACCATCCAACACCATAGGTCCAGAAAAGGGAAGGCGTTCGTGCCAGTCTACCATAAGTACTGAGTTACCGTCCCGGTCAAAGCTATTAAACTCACACCCATAGTTCCTACCAACGTCAGTGCTTACTAGTAAGTTGTTTGTATTTTTCTTTCTTATTAAATATTTTGTTGGTACAGGCATTACGTCTCTGTAAGGAAGCATCCTACCCATTTCCTTACCAACAGTTGTAAACTTACCACCAGTAAAATTACATTTCACATCTTGAACAGCATTGACACCAAATGTTAGTGTTTTGTTGTCGTACTCTCTGTATATGTCCGGGTGAGACATGAGTATACTTGTAGCTAGAAATACGTAGTAGTCAGTACTTATAACGTCTAGGTAAAGTCCTGATTGTAGTTTATACCAATCCTTAGTCTGTTCCTCTGGTACAAACCAATTGGAATCTGCTATTTTGTTGGAAACAAAACCATCCCTTCGGTTAGTCATACGATAAACTAATTCATTATATTTTAGTTTACCTTTTTTTATTACTTTAGTGTCACAGATCATTATACTGTCATAGATATCATATCACCGGACATGGTAAAATTTATTAAACCAATGTCTGCTCTAATTTGTCCGAATTGAAATGTAGTTAGATAGAACTTAAACTTACCACCAAGCTTTCCTGCGTTTATTGTTAGTGGAGTTTTTCCGCCTGCAGAAGACACTCTTTTTTCGTTAAAAAATGATATTATAGGTTTTAACTTACCATGAATATGTTTACTTTCAGCTGGAGTTCCCATTAGTATTTCTCCACTTATCTGTATTGTACCAAAACCCTTACCAAATTCATAAAGAACTCTTTTGTCGTTCAGACATATAACTTTACCTGTTACATCAAAATCAGAAACGTCAACACTTGTTAAGTAAATTGGTAAGCTACCACCTGAACCTGGAGTTAAGACGTTAGGTAATCCTGAGCCCGAAAATATGCGCTTTCCACCACGTTTGTAGATAGCTACTCCATTTTCAAACTGTAAGATTTTACTCATTTAATTTTTTAGCGTTACAGGAAGTGTTGTACCACCTCCTATGAGAGTACTCATCTTATCAATTAACTCTACTAAAAGTCCAGGCGTATCGTCAGATGTAAAACTTGCATTTACATTTTTCTGAGCTTCTGCAATCTCTTTTAGTCTGTTCTCTAAAGCTTTAAACCCTGCACTCTCCTTGTCTTCAGTATTCTTCATCTCTTCCCTGACCATGCTGTCTGCTTCTTGTAGGTCTTTACGTACATCTTTAGCTCCCATTCCGAACTGCTTTAAACCGCCCATTACTTCCTCTGCATCTTCGCCACCACTAGCCAACCTACTTATCAAGTCTGCATCCTCTTCTCCTTTTTGCCCCAAAGCATCTCCCGTAATCAGTTCATCAGACAATTTGTCTATACCAGTAACGTTATCTTCTTCTCCACTTTCTAAACCTTCTTCTAACTTAGTTGTATCTATATCATCTATGCCTAGATCTTTTTTCAAATCTAGTAATCTCTTGCCTTTCTTTACATCTATATTCCTATTAAAAGCTCTTCTCTTCTCGACATCTTCAGCACCACCTTCTGCAACGTCTAGTAAAAATCTATCATCTTCTCCTTGAGCTAACAGCTCTTCTCTTCTATCTACAGCATCTTGATCAATACCACCTTCTAATGCGTCAACACTTTCCTGTAACTCTTCTCTATCAATACCTCCAAATTCTGCTTCCATATCAGCTAGTTCTTTTTCTTCCGCTGACAATTTATCTTTTGATTCACGACCACCTGCTGCATCAAGTTCGTCAGCAGCAGCAAGATCTTTGTCTCTTTGTGCCATCTTAGCTTCGGCAGCTGCTTTCTTCTTATCATGTTCAGCTATAAGTTCCTCATCACCGTCCTGTGCATTACCCTTTTCAAGCCGGAGCCGGGCCATCTTAACGTCTTGAGGTTCTTCTCCTGCCAACAAAGCTTTATCTTCATCTGTAAGTAAATTGTTAGCCGATTCACGTAGCATATCAGCTTCACCTAGCTTACCTTCATCAATTTTACCTTCTGACTCAGCTCTTAAATTTTCTACAAGTTTTCGCTGTTCGTCCAATTCGTCTAAACTGTCTAGCTTATCCTTACCTTCATTAAGTTCGTCCAGAGAATCCATTCCTATCTTTTCTTCTAGTTCTGCTATCTCTTTCTTCCTGTCCTCACTTGTTTCCTTCCTTACATTAGTAGCATGACCTGCATCTTTTAAAGTCTTTAACACACCCATGGGCGCACTACCACCACTACCACCCAATTCCCCTAACAAAGCCCCAGTTACAGCTAGGTTCTTCTCACGCAAAGCTGCTGCCTCTTCATCTTTGCCTTGAGATTCTAACTCAATAGCCTCAGCCATATCTAGTCTGTACTTCTCTAATAACGCAGCCGGGTCTTCAAATCCCTGATCAGCTAGTATTTGCTCGGCTAAACCTACATCTTCTCCATCTTTATTTTTTACCTTAAAGTCTTGAAGCTCAGGTATAATCCTCTGAGCTAAATCGTTCATTGCAGTTTTTGTATTTTTTCTCTTACTTATTTCTTTAAGTTTTTCTGGATCTGTGGTGTCTGATATATCACTAAACAATTCTTTTTGAGTAGCTGTAGTGGATAGTGAATTTATATCTATAGAGTCAGTTGCAAAATCTCCAGCTTCCTCTAGATCCCGAAAAGCCTGATCTTTTTCAGCTTGAATATTTTGTCCTAGAAATCCAAACAAAGCATTCTGTAAGGGGTCCGTCATGGCAGGCCCTCCACGTAACTCCTTAGCCCCTTGCTCGCCCGCTAAAGCACCCCTATCGCGGGCTGACTTCGACAACCTAAAAGCTGACATCTCTGAACCTAAGTTTTCATTAAGGTTAGCAGCTCCTTTAGAAGCATTGTTCAGCCGCATACCAGTTTCTTTTTCAACAGAATCAAGTGTTTGCGGAGCTTTCATTATAGAGTCCGTTAAAGTTTTTGCTTCTCCTACATCTACACCTTCTGCCACTAGTTGACTGTTTATAGATTTTCTCCGCTCATCCGGAGTCATCTCTTTTGCACTTTTAGTTATGTAAGACTTTGACTCGCTATCGTAAAATGTAATCTCTTCATCCCTACCTTCGGATATTGCAAGTAAGTGTGACATCTTCTCCAAACCAACCGTATCCGGTGCGTTTGTAAGTAGATCTTCAAATTCATTTACATCATCTATTAACTCATGACCCTCGCCCAACTCTGCACGCATTCTCCCAGTGTTGAATTCATGACGCATGTAGTTCTCTCTGAACCTGTTTTTATTACGACTTTGTAGGATCTGAAAATTATCCTCAGCCATAGCGTCAAGTGTATCAGAGTCTGCTGTTTCCCGTAAGTTACTTAAACCCTGTTCCTTTACTTGACTTAGTACATCTATACCAGACTCAGTCTTAATATTAGACATAACCTCTCTGAGCTTTTGCTCTCTTTTAGCAGGATCTTTTTCATTCAGAGCATCATTTTTCTTTTTAATTAACTCAGGAGAGAACTGATCCTCCCTACCCGGTTTTGAGAAAAATATTCTAGCTGCCTGAGCCATAGCTACTTCACCATGTGGATTAGCTTCAGCTTCAGCTAGCATTTGAGTGTTACTCATGCCAGCTTGTTGAATCATTTCACTGGAACCCAATCTTTTTCTAAACCCTGAGTCAAACGGGCTAATGTTTTGAGTATTTGATTGGCCTTGTGTGGCAGCCCCTGCGAAGGTACTTAAGTTAAACGCTGCAGCTGTCCGCCTGTCTACACCCATTTGCACCATCGTGTCATTTGCTAAACCTAGATCCCCCAAAGCCTTACGTTCATCGAGACCTACTGAACGAGCTACACCTCTAGCATTTCTAACGGCAGATAAAGTTTTCCCAATAGATGAAGGGTCACTCATGTTTAGCCCTCCTAAACGCTGAGCCTGACTCATGAGCTCATTAAAATCATTACTACCGAATACATCAGATAAGTTTCGGAACAACTCCATTCCTTTTTTTATATTTGTCTGGGCACCATCTAATGCAGACTTATCCAACTCTACAGCTCCGCTTTCACTATCTATGCTTTTTATAAGCTCCTTAGGACTCAACCCTCCCTCAGAGGCCATGGTCTGTGCAAATTTTCCTATATTCTCAAAACTCTGTCCTTGAGTCTTGTCCATAATAGGTAGTCCAGTGTCGGGATCTACAAATTCAGACATTAACTCTTTATTTATATCACCAGCCAAAGCTTTCCGTTTACTACTAAATTGACCACCTAACTGTAAACCGCCTGGTGTGGTGAATTCATTGGTACCCTTTAACATACCAATAGAAGCCATTGCCATCTGACTACTGTCACCACCCATTAGTTGTCCCAGCTCGCTTGAATTGAAAGCTGTTAAGATCGCCGACTTTATTTGTTCTGGTAACTGTTTGAATGCATTCTCCCACTCATCCCCACCAGCTCTACTTCCTGTCACAGCAGTTCCAGCCTCTTGTAACATAGAAGGTATACGTCTATCTTCTCCACTAGACGTGTTCATTACACTTTTAACAAAATCTTGCTCTCTTTGCTGATTTGAGTATTGAGATGAAGACATGGTAGAAGATCCACTACCGGACTGCCCATTCATAAAACCCATGAGTACTTGAGTTAATCCGGAAAAAACATCACCACCAGACATGTCCCCGGGTACCTTTCCTCCCAGCTGATCCAAGGCTGTACGCTGTACCATTTTATCCACGGGATTATCCATAACTTAAACTTCGTCGTTAGGGTGACCGGGATGTGACTCACTAGATCCCCACTGCCATACCAAGCCATCTTGGTTCGGGTTCTCTTTAAACGGATTCGCTTCCCGTTTATCGAGTTCTTTTTGATCTTTTTCTATTTCTTTATTCATTTGTCTTGTAGACTCATCCCATTCTCCGGATTCCACCATTTTATTAACTGTATGAATAAGTTTATTAATTTCTGGGTCATTGGTCAATCTCTCTATTTCCTCTTCTTCTTCTAATCTTTGTTTATTCAGACTAAATTCTAGACCAAACCTATAATCTACTATCTTATCATATAGGTTTGAGAACATTTGCGACTTATCTTTGACGTTCTGAGCCATAGCCACTTCAAGTGCTTGAACTTGTTTAGCAGCTTCCATATCAAATTCACTTGATATCGCCTTAAGTAAAAGCTCCTCTCGTATAATAGAGAGGTTACCGTTTTCGTAATATGGTTTTAATAAACCCCGCAAATAAGCTACTACGAATAGCCTTAATCTGCGGGTTCCCAAAAATTTTCGTTAAGACACTCTGTACCCATCTTGGCTAGCTTACTTTCAAATAACCTAAGTGCGTTTAACATAAGTCCCCACTTGGGCATACTCATGGGTTCAATTTTTTCCCGTCGTAAAGTCCTGAGCCTTTCGACTGCATCTTCTACAGACATTTCCTGCGGAATTGTTTCTTTGGAAAACAGGGTGCCATTTATAGATTCAACCATAAGTACACAACCGTATTTCTGTAACTGTATAACTACAGACGCTAGATCCTTTACTATCTCTTCCTCCTGATCCTTTTGTAGTGCAGCATATAGACATGTCTGTTCCCAAGAAGTCCTAGATCTAATCTTGTACTTTATTTGACCAGCACACAATTCTACGTCTAACTTCACAGGCATATCATTAAGTACTGCTTTTAAATAACCCTGCCTATCCGTTACTGTTATATCTACCTTCTGAGTGTCGATCAAGACTTCACTCATGATAGCATCTACCTTTGATGGATTTTCATCAAAGGTTTTATCGCGACTAACCTCTATCGGATCTTCTTTAGGAGTGTCTTCCTTATCAGCTGTAGGTGTGTTTTCTTGTATAAAATCATCGACTGATTGATCCTTCTGTATGGGTTCTTCGTCGTTAGTTTCTTTCAAGCTTTCAGACTCTTCTTTGTAGAGGTCTTCTAAATTTTCTTCTTCTTCTTCACTCATAACTATAATAGTTGTTTTAGTTTTATATCTGTTAATTCCAAAGGAGTACCATAGTTTAAAAATGAGTCACTACCACATGGCTCCCAAAGTTTCTCTTCTCCATTGACTGTAGTGGGCATGTGCCAGTGTTGCTTTTCAGTTCCTGGCCATGCGTATCCTCTACCTTCAAGCTTTACATCACTTGTAACATTAAAAGATCCGTAACTTGCCTCTGCTCCAATCTCTACATTTTGAGCAGTTAGTCTTAAGCCTTGTTGAGTTAATGATTCATAAATAGCATCAGGAGCTTTTGGATCACCAAAATTATCAGTACCATATTCCTCATCAGTTCTATGCTGAAACTTACCATGCCATTTCCTGGACTTAAAGGAATCAATAATCTTTTCAAACCCTTGAAATATATCTTCGGGTGGTCCTTTAATTTTTTCCTCTTCGTTGTCTCCAATTATATGGCCGGGATGTTCGAATATAGATTTGTAATCGTTTCCAATATACAGGTCTTTTATTATAGAGCTATCAGTCCAAAATAAACCTTTTAAGAAGGCAGCATCTCCAGTTAATAATAATTGTTTATTAAAAAGCATTGGAGCTTCTGAATCCCAAAGTTGAACATTTCCTGTAAATATTTGAAAACCATTTTCCGATCTCAAACCCATGTCCATTTTAGAGAGTAACCTAAGACTTGAATTTTTTGACCATAAAACTATTCCACCAATCTTAGACGGGTCAAGTTGTTGCGCGTCAGGAGTATCTATTGCGTCATCGTTCCATATGTTTGGACCAGTAAATGTCTCAGTCTCTAGTAGTATACCACCCAGCTTACAAAACTGTTGTAAGAAAGTTTCTGAACGTAAGCTCATACCACCACTAAGTGCGCTTAAGTCTACTGAATTTTTGGCAATTACATTGAAGTCTCTACCGGCAACTATGTTTACTGAACCGGCTGCTTCAAGTTGTAAGTTTGTAGCGGAAGATACACTTATTCCACTTTCACTTAATGTTATAGAGTTCTCGTAACCATCCGTGACAGAAACAGACCCATCCCTGTATAGGCGTATAGCAGAATACACGTCATAGTAAGTCTCCGGTATACCTGCATTAGCTTGTCGTTTATCTACTTCATCAGAATCTTTACGCTTAGGTTCTTTAACTTCTGACTCCGGAGGTACACGCCAATCTAGTTTTAACTGATGGAACCTTGCCTTGGTATAGTAGTTAGAAAACCACCTACCGTAGTCTCTTAACTGATAAACACACCAAAAAGATTTGTCTACACCACCTGACGCATTCCAATCCCATGCCTTAATAGGTTCTTGGTCTGAAGGGAATGGTAACTCACCATTAGTCTGTTCCCCGTCACCGTCTGCATCGTGTTCAGGCAGTAACTGCAATGGTACGGGTATTCTACAGACACGCTCTAATACTATATCCGAAACACTCTGTACCACTACCGAACCGTCTTCGTTTACATGGAAGCGACCCTTACCACTACGTTCTAAATGCTCTTCGGGTGGCACAGCTTCTAACTTATCCGTTACAAATAAGTTAATAAAGTCTCCTAAGAACCCTATATAACTTGAAAATCTCCACTTAGCTAAGTTTTGAAACTTGTCACTTTCAATATCTACTATGTCTTTTCCATTTGTCTCTACACGTGGCTCATTAGGACTTTCTTTACCATAGCTTTCCCAATCATTAGTAGTACCATCCCATACTACGTTTAACCGACCACTATCATTATAGATTTTATAATCTCCGAAAGAAGAGAAGTGTCTAAATGTATGACTGACTATTCTAACCATGTCATCTATGACGCAAGCTTCTACTTTTGCAAAGTCACCACCTTTCAATATTGCAAAGTGTTTTATTAACTGAAGCCCAACACCCATAGCATTAGACATGTCAAATTCACCCTCAACTAGATCTGACGGTGGTGTAGTTCCTGAGAATGAGTTTAAGGGATCAAAATCAGATGTGTTACCACCTGCCCATTTCTGACGTAAATGTTCAAAAATACCCTGCTTTCCGTAGCTACTGTTTGTCTGTTCTAGTTTACCACCAGTGCCGATCCTACGTGCCATACCTTCTCTATTTATATACGTAGTCTCAGGAGTACTACCTATAATGTAACCAACACCACCTCCCGGGTAAAATACAGTAACTTCCGTACCTATCTCAGGCACGTAGTTCATATTAAATCC